TCAGGCTAACGTGGGTTCGAATCCCACCTCTTCCGCCAGCATACTTACTCTCACGTTGACGCACCAAGGCGCAGTGAGAGACAGACAACAAGCCCTAACTTGTTGATTTGACTGGCAAAAAAGCCAAAGCAATACTCTCACGACGGCGCAGATGCGCGCAACGCCGATCCCGACGCGACTCCGATTTTCGGGGGACAGGCGGGGGACAGGCGGGGGACAGCCGCAAGTGAGGGGTTCATGGCAACGACGATTCACCGATTGACTGTGGGGCGGTGCTCGGTTTGACACACTTCGCTCGGTGGTCAAAAACAGGCTAAGTGCTTGTCGCGCATAGAGAAATAGGCGCGCGGCGTGGTTTGCTGCTTTTGACGCAGATTGAGCGAAACGATCGAGCAAACGCACGCGCTTTGAATCACCGCGCTCTCGGATCGAGCCAGAACACGCGCCGACTGAGCGCGGGGCAACCCACCTGGGGCAACTGGGCGCGAAGGCGCATGCCGTGGCCGCGTTGCCGGGCTCTGCGGGCGGCTCGGCCGCCGCTGGCGGCACCGGTGTGGTCGCGGGCGCTGCCGCCTCTGGCGGCACCGCCGCATAGTAGTGATGGTGCACGTGCGTGATCTGCACGTTGCCGCCGGCCACCACATTGCCTGCGCCGCGGGCTCGCATCGAGCCGGGTTTCAGGGGACGGCGCATGGACGGGCAGGATAGCCGCGCCGCAGCCCCTTCCCGGCCCGGCCGCGTTACCGCCGGGGGCTACTTCGTCACGCAACCCCGGAAAGTTACGCCGCCGTCAGCCCGGCGACTTGCCCATCACATAGCGGTAAGTCTGCTCCAGCTCGGCGTCTGTCAGCTCGGTCAGGCTCGTCTTTGCGAAGTGCTTGATCGTGTACGCCACATAGGCGAACTCGTCGCCCAACTGGTTGACGCAGCGTGCCTTGATGGCCGCATAGCGCTTCGTGCGCCAACTGGGCAGCTTCTTCGGCGCGCTATTCGCGCCCGTGACGATGGCCGCCTGCCGCTGCAGCCAGGCGCAAGCCGCGTCGAACTGCTCCGGCCGCAACTCCCCATAGCCGCTCACCCGCATCGCCTTGTTGAACCCGCCCCACGCGGCGGCCCACGTCAGCTTGCGCACCTTCACCGCGTTGTAGGCGTCCACCCATGCACGCAACAGGCGCTGCAGCTCGGCCTTCTGCCGGGCGTCGACGGTGCCGTCGCCCGTCTTCACCACCACCTTCGGCCGCGCCGGCTGGTGATGGTGCACATTGGTCACCTGGCTCACCGCGCCGCCGGCCACCACGTTGCCGTTGCCCTTCACGTAGATGACGCCCGGCTCTTTCACCAACGGCTTGCGCCGCGGGCGGGGCTTCTTCGCGGCCGGCGCGGCCGACTTCATCAGCTCGACTATCTTGGCCGTCTGCTCCCGGTCCTGGTCGGTCATGTTCCTCCTGGTGCGTGCCGCTACGCCGCGGCCTTGATGAACTGGATCACGCGCGCGCTGCTCGCGCTGGGCGAGGCCATCAGCTCATAGGCGGCGGCCACCAGCTCGGCGTACTTGGCCGGCGGCAGCGTGCGCCCGGTGGCCTCGAGGCCCTCCTGCACGGCGGCGATGGTGCGGGTCAGGCGCTCGATGTCGTCGAAGCGCGCGGGCGCGCCCTGGCGCTCCTTCGGGCCGCGGCCTGCGGCAAGCCATTCGATGCTGACGTTGGCGGCCTCCGCGATGGCGAGCAACCGCGCCCTGCTTGGGTCGGCTCCGTCCAAGTAGTTGCGCAAAGTGCTCTCCGAGAAGCCGCAGCGCTTGGCGAAGGCCGTCTGCGGCTCGTCGGCCACCAACTGGGCGAGCCGGCCGGCGAAGCCGTCACTTTCTGGCGCGCGAATGTGACCGCCGCGCGATGGGCTGTCGAGCGCGTCACTTTTGCGGTAAGCCTTTGATTTCACGATGGTTTGCTGGAGTCGGCCTCATTTCGCTAGAAACCGCGAATGTGACGCTTGACACTCGCGGTTAACTGCGCTAGAGTTCCGGCCCATGACACAGCATACCGCAGTACATACGCAGCGCGCTCCAAGGCGCATCCCTAAAACAGGGGGGACGATCGTCCCCGTTGGTGATCGCCTCGAGGTGCGCGGCAAGCTCGCGCTGCTTGGCTGGCCCGACTTCACGTCATGGGCCAAGGCGCACGGGTACGACCGCCAGATGCTCGGAGCCGTCGTGCGCACCTGGGGAAACCGCACCGATCGGGAGCCGCACGGCGGCATATCCAGGGCGCTCATGCACGATCTGCGGCGCACGCTCGACGAGGGCATCGGCCCGCAGCAGCGGCCGGAGGACTGACATGGCCGAGCGTCAGGAGTGGTTCAGCGCGCAAGAGCTGGAAGGCCTGCCTGGCATGCAGGAGAGCTACTCGGCCGTCATCCGTTGGATGAAAAAAAATTTGGCCGACAGTCGCAGTAAACCGCGAGGCAAAGGCCTCGAATACTCCCGCGCCAGCCTGCCCGCAGCCACCCGCGAGTATCTCGATGACCGCGACATGCAAGCCGTTTTGCAGGACTACGAAGCGCGCTGTGCCGCCCTTCGCAACGAAGCATCAACCCCGCCGGCCAACGCCGGCTCAACCCCGCCGGCCAAGGCCGGATTCACAGGAGAAAGCGATGGAAACCAAGGTAGAAGTGGACGAGCAGGAAATGACCCGCGAGGAAGAGGAGTACTCGAACGATCTGGCCGAGACGCTCACGTTTCACGATCTGGTCAGCCTGATGCAGCTGGCGCATCGGCCGTGGGAGCGCCCGACGCTGGAGTGGCCGATCGACGAGCTGCAGGGCATCAATCCGATCTGGCAGCAGGTGCCGAACGACATGCGGACCGCCGGGCTGGCGCCGGCGTCCGTGCTGCAGGAGTTGTGGGTCCGCAAGCGCCTCATGGAGCAGGACCTGATCGAGCAGGATCTGGAGGGCGGTCTCTGCCGGCTCAAGCTGACGCGCGACGGCCGCAATCTGGTCGACATCGTGCTGATGCGATTGGGGCTGGTCGCGGCGGAATAGACACCGCAGCCGATCCCGCCCGCGCCACCGCCGCCCGCCGCGCCACCGAGCTGCGCCGCACCGTAATCAAGCGCGCGCTGCAAAACCTGGTCGAGCAGGGCTACTCGCCGCGCGGCGCCCAGGTCAAGCTGCTCGAGCAGGCCAAGGCCGGCGCGCTCAGCGCCGAGCTCACCGCGCTGATGCGCGACGGCCGCGACAAGCGGGGCCGCAAGTCCGGCGACGGCTGGATCTCGCTGTCCACGCTCGACCGCATCTACAGGTCCGACGACCTGCTGCCGGCGCCCAGTTCGCTGCCGGACCAGACCGTCCTGCCCTGGCACCCGCTCGCCATCTCGCTGTACGCCCGGGCCGCCAAGCCCGACCTTACCGCCGTCGCGGCGCAGATCGCCGCCATGTGGCACGAGGGCCTCGGCGCCAAGCCCCCCACCGTGCACCAGGTCGCCTACTTCTTCCGCAAGAAGTACAGCCGCGGCGACCAGCACCACGGCCGCCACACCGGCAGCGCCCTGCGCAGCAAGAAGTTCTACCAGCACCGCACCGCGCAGGGCCTGCCGCCCTTCACCGAGGTGCACGCCGACGGCTGGACGACGCACTTCACCGCCCCGCACCCGGTGGACGGCGGCTTCGTCACCTACGAACTCTGGCACGCGCAAGACGTGGCCACGCGCTACCTCACGCCGATGGCGATCGGCCTCTCGGAAAGCATGGACGTCATCGCCAAGTGCGTCGAAGAGTGCATCCGCGTCGGCGGCGTGCCCGCCCTCTTCCAGACCGACAGCACCGGCTCCATGAAGAACAAGACGATGGAGACGGACCCCGTCGCCTCGCTCTCGGCGCGCGCCGGCATGACCGTCGTGCACCCCGTCGCCGTCGGCAACAGCCAGGCCAACGGCATCGCCGAGAACCTCAACGCCTGGCTTGACCGCGAAAGCAAGGCGCTCGCCACCTACCAGGGCAAGAGCATGGACAGCCTCGTCTTCAAGCGCCAGGGCAAGCTCACCCGCAAGATGGTCGCCGCCCGCAGCGCGGGCGACCTGGCACTCGCCGCGCAGGTCAAGGCCGAGCTCGAGCGCCTCACCAAGGGCATCGTCTTCGAAACCCGCGAAGACGCCATCGCGTGGATCCGCGCCATCGAAGTCAAGTGGAACAACCGCCCGCACGAGGCGCTGCCCAAGGTGCGCGACGCCGCCACCGGCCGCCAGCGCCACATGACCCCGCAAGAAAGCCTGGACGCCGCGCGCGCCGCCGGCTGGCAGCCGGTGGCGATGGACGAGGCGTCACTCGTCGACCTCTTCCGCGTCCACGTCCAACGCAAGGTTACGCGCGAGACCGTCACCGCCCACAGCGGCCAGCGCTACTACCACCCCGAGCTGCAGCACTACGACGGCGAGCAGGTCATGGTCGCCATCGACCGCATGGAGTGGGCGCACGTCTGGGTGAAGGACCTGGAAGGCCGGCTGCTCTGCAAGGCCGAATACGTGCACGCCACCGGCTACCGCGCGCTCACCATGTACGAAGCCGCGCTCGAGCGCCGCGCCGATGCGGCCCTCAAGCGCCTGGACGACAAGGCCATGGACGTGCAGCGCCGCATGGCCGCGCCGCCGCTCGAACTCGAAGCGCCGGCCGTCGTGCTCGACCTGAATGCGATCGTTGCGCAGCCCCGGCGGCGCGAGCTCGAGCCGCAGCGGCTCGAGCCGTACGAACTGCCGGCCTACGTCGCTCAGCTCACGCGCGAGCGCCTGGCCCGCGAGGCAGCAGCAGCCGCTGCGCGCCAGGCCGGCAACGAAGAAGACCCCGAAGGAGACGACTTCAAAGAAGTGGCCGCCGGCTGACAGCAATCAGCGCGGCGGCCGTGTTCGCAGTGAGTGTGCAACCCAACGCCCGAGAGGGCACCACAAACGAAAGGTGATTCTGCCATGAAGAAGGAATTCGTCGAAACCGAGAACGCCAAGCGCTTTCGCGCCGCGCTGGCCAAGCACGACCAGGCGGCAGCGGCCGAGAGCAACCTCATCTTCGTGCACGGCCGCGCCGGCGACGGCAAGACGCGCACCCTGCACAACTGGGCCAGCGGGCGCAACGCCGCCATGCTCACCGCGCACCCCGGCTGGACGGTGCGGCGCATGCTGGTCGAGCTGGCAGACCACCTCTCCATCCCGGTGCGCGGCGAGTGGGAGGCGGCGATCGCCTCGCAGATCGCGGCCGAGGAAATCCCCGTCATCGTCGACGAAGCCGGCTTCGCGCTGCGCGACAACGCCGCCTGCCTGGAGCGCCTGCGCGCAATCACCGACAAGAGCGGCACGCTGCTCGTCGCCGTCGTCATGGAGCGCGACATGGCGCGCCTGCGCCAGTTCGACCAGCTCACCAGCCGCGCCACGCTGTGCCCGTTTCGCGCCAGCACGCAGGCCGACGTGCGCGCCGCCTGCGCGCAGCTCAGCAGCGTGGCGATTGCGGATGACCTGGCCGAGCGCATCCACCGCGACAGCGGCGCCCGCATGCGCCTCGTGATCGAGGCCATCAACGTCTGCGAGCAGGTCGGCGTCGCGATGGGCAAGACGAGCGTCAGCCTGGCCGACGTCGCCGGCCTCTCGCTGTGCGAAGACTTCAACCAGGCCCTGCGCAACCCGCGCCGCCTGCGTGCATCCGAGCGGCGGCTGGAAGGGGCGGCGGCATGAGCGCGGGCCCCTGGTACACCAATGGCCTGGCCATCTTCGCCGGCGAGGGCGCGCTTGCCGTGCCCGTCGCCAGAGTGATGCCGGGCCCGCACGCCGAGCTCGACGCCCGCCTCATCGCCGCGGCGCCCGAGCTGCACGACGCACTGAGAGAAGTGCTGCTCGCGGATCTCAGGCGCACCATCGCGCGCGACCCGGCCTTGGCCGCCGAGCCGGCGCCCGCCGAAGCCCAGCGCGCCATGCGCCTGCTGGCGTCCATCCACGGCCTGCAGATGCCGCCCGGCGGCCCGCGGCCCGACCCGTTCGGGGGGAAGGCGGCATGACCCACGGCCAACACCCCGCAGCCCGCATCCAGGGCGCCGCCAAGCGCCGCGGCCGGGGCCGCCCGCAGGCGGTGCAGGCCACCGGTCTGCGCCAGCGCGCCTGGTGGCTGATGAGGAAGCTGCCCCGCTTCACGATCGACGACTTGCTGTTCACGCTGGCCGACGGCAGCGAGCGCGACGCCGGCGAGAACCTGCGCAAGTACATCCGCAGCCTGGAGCGCGTGGGCGTGCTCGCCCGCCTGATGCGCCGCGCGCCCGGCTACGGCCCCACCAGCAACGGCCACGTCATCTGGCGCCTGGCGAAGGACCTCGGCCGCAGCGCGCCCGTCTGGCGCGGCGCGCAGGGCGTGCTGTGGGACCCGAACAGCGGGCAGAGCATCGCGCCCCCGGCGGACGCCGCCGCCGCGCCGGCCGGCAAGGGGGGGGCCAAGCCGTGAAGCAAGCCGAAGACACCTTCACTGCCGAGCTGCCCCTGGGCGAGCCCGCGCCGGCCGATCTGCCGATCCCCGCGCCGGTGCCCGCCTGGCGCCGCGCGCTCGACGCCGCGATCGCTGCCGACCCGCGCGGCAGGCAAGGCATCGCCGAGCGGCTCGAAGTCACGCGCGCCTACGTCAGCCGCGTCGCCGGCGGCGACTTGACCGACAAGCCGCCGCCGAAGTTCATCTCGCGCGTGCAGGCCGTGCTGATGCAGGTCGACTGCCCCTTTCTCGGCCGCCCGATCCCGCCCGATCAATGCCGCGCCTTCGCCGCCCGCAGCTACGCCCAGATCAAGCAGCCCGAAGTCGCCCACTGGCGCGCCTGCATGCGCTGCACCGCCCGCGCCCCATACCTCCCGCCCGCCCGCACCCACCCAGCCCACCAATCCGACCAAGGAGACGAGAAATGAACGCCGTCCCGGAAACGACCCGCCGCCACCCGCGCACCACGCGCGAAGCCTGGCGCGAATGGCCCGAAAACTGCCTCGGCATCGCCGAGCCCGTCGACCCCGAAGCCGCGCGCCGCGCGCGCAACGCCGAGATCGCCGCCTTCGTCGAGCACGTCGTGCTGCCCGCCGTCTGCGCCTTCGCGCTCGGCGTGCTGGTGGCGCTGTCATGAGCGCCAGCCGCGACACCGGCCGGCGCCTGCTCGCCGCCGGCGGCCCTCCCGCGCACCGAGCGCTCGGCGTGGCCGAGGTGCAGTCGCTGCGCAGCGCGGTCGTCAAGATCGTCGAGATCGCGCGCACGTTGCCCGAGCTGTCGCCCGCCGAGGTGGCGGAACTGTTCGCCACCGCCTTCGAGCGCCGCAGCGGCGGCGGCGGGGCGCTGCAATGAATGCCCGGATTGACGGCCCCAAGACGCCGCCTGCGGCGTCGTCGCCCCCCGAGGGGAGGCCGGCCGGCTTGGGGCGGCCCGGCGCTCGGCCGGCGAGCCTAGAGCAACGCCGCAAGGCCGGCATCAAGGCCATCAAGTGCGCGCAGCGCCAGTTGGGGCTGGACGACGCCACCTACCGCACGATGCTCCAAGCCCAGACCGGCAAGCGCAGCGCGACCGAGCTTTCCGTGCCCGAGCAGGGCAGGGTGCTCGACTACCTGCGCCGCCAGGGCGCGGCGAATCCCCGGCGCGCCGCCTACGACGGTGGCAGGAAGCGCGCCACCCCCGCGCCCGAGCGCGCCGCCCTCATGCGCAAGGTCCACGCGCTGCTGGCCGAGCTGCACCGAGTCACCGGCGAGCCGCACAGCCTGAACTACGCCGACGCCATCTGCAAGAGGAACGGCTGGGCCGAGCGCGTGGACTTCTGCGCCCCGCACGACCTGCACAGCCTGGTCGGCGCGCTCGCCCGCACCCTGCGCGCGAAAGCCGCCCACCCGTCGCCGGCCCATGCGCACTGAAAGCCCCGCCATGCCCGCCTTCGAGCTCGACGCCGACGACTTGCGCCACCTCGCCCACCTGCTGCCGCCAAGCGCGGCCGAGCTGGCGCGCGTCGTCGGGCCCGACGCGGCGGCGGCGCTGATGCGCGAGCTGCCCGGCACGCAGGTGCTGATCCCGCGCCGCTCCGATGCCAACCCGGCCGGCGCGCGCCGCTACGCGCAGCTCGAATCCATCGTCGGTGCGGCGGCCATGCCCGCGCTGCTCGCCCACTACGGCGGCAACGCGCTCGACATCCCGCTGTGCGTCGCCGCCGCGGTCGAAAAGCGCAACCGCTGGATCAGGAGCCGCTTCGACCACCTCACCAGCCGCAAGGGCGGGCGCCTGAGCCGGCGGCAAGCCGTCTACGAACTCGGCCTCGAGCTCGCCAGCGTGCGCCGCGGCCTCACCTACCGCCAGATCGAGCGCGCGATCGAAGCCAGCGATGCAGAGGCCGGCAAGCCCGCACCGCAGGAAGAACTCTTTCCCCTGCCCGAGCCGTAACTCGGGCGCCCGCCCAAGCCCCCAACCACCCACGGAGTAACGCCAACATGGCAACCCGAACCGCAACCCGAATCAAGGCCCCCGCCCGCGCCGCAGCCGTACCGCAAAGCCGGGACGACTGCGCCGCCCACATCCGCACCCTGGGCGACCTGCAGCGCGCGCACGCCCGGCTGCAGGCGCAGATGAACGACGAGATTGCCGCCGTCACCCACACCCACCAGCCGGCGCTGATGGAGCTTTCCGAGCGCATCACCGCGCTGCAAGGCGGCATCCAGACCTGGTGCGAGGCCAACCGCGTGCTGCTGTGCGGCGCGGCCGACCGCCTGGGCAAGACGGCCAACCTCGTCACCGGCGAGGTGAGCTGGCGCCAGCGGCCCCCGAGCGTCGTCGTGCGCGGCGCCGAGGCCGTGCTCGAAACCCTGGCCCGCATGGGCCTGGCGCGCTTCATCCGCACCAAGGATGAAGTCAACAAGGAAGCCATCCTCGCCGAGCCAGACGCCGTGCGCGGCGTGCCCGGCATCGCGATTTCCAGCGGCGTCGAGGATTTCGTGATCACCCCGTTCGAACAAACCGCAGACCAAGGAGCCTGAACCATGCCCCGCATTGCCCGCATCGCCAAGAGCACGCCCGCCGCCGAGCCGCAAGACGCGCCCGAAGACGAGCACGACGAAGACGCGCGCCCCTTCGTGCACAAGCTCAGCAGCGCCGCCGCCACCGGCGTGCAGCGCCCGGCCGGCGTTGCCGCCAGCGCCTTCGACGCCGGGCGCATCGCCGCCGGCCTGGCCAGCCCGGCGTGGCGGACGAAGCCCAAGCGCCGGCTGCGCCTGCCCGACCTCGCGAACGTCGTCATCGAGCGCGGCGTGGAATACCCCGTCGCCAAGCGCGACCTGGTGACCAAGGCCTACACCGACCTGCTCGACCGCATGAACGTGGGCGACAGCGTGGCCGTCACCAACGCAGCCGGGCGCAGGCTCTACAACATCGCGCGCCGGCTGGGCTGCACCGTGCGCACCAACCTGTGCGCGCCGGGCGAACTGCGCGTGTGGCTGACGAGCAGGCCCGCGCCCGGCGCGGCGGCGCCCGAGGGCGCGGGCAAGGCCGCAGGCAAGGCCGCGGGCAAGGCGGCAGGCAAGGCGGCAGGCAAGGCGGCAGGCAAGGCCGCTGACAAGAGGGCCGCGGCATGAGGCCCGCCGCCGCCCCCGCGCTGCCGGTCTGGCCGAGCGCATCCACCTGGGCGCAGGCCGGCACCGCCGCCGCGCCCCGCATCCCCCGCGTGCCGGTCTACACGCGCGAGCTGCAGGCCACCGCCGACGAGCTGCGCGGCCAGCTCGCCGCGGTGCAGCGCGAAGCCTGCGCGCTGCGCGCCGCCTTCGCCAGCATCGACGCCGACCTGCGCGCCATCCTGAGCGCGCACCTGAGCGGCGACGCCGCCGCGCTCGGCCGCGAGCTCGAGGCCGTGACGAGCCGCCGCGTCGAGCGCGTCACCCTATGACGCCCCCGCCGCGCGCCGGCCGCGCCGGCTTCGCCGTGCCGAGCCTGGCGCCGCGCCTCACGCCGGCCCAAAGCCGCGCCCAGGAGGCGACGGTCGCCATCCTGCGCCGCTACGCCGACGCCGCCGAAAGCTACCTCGCCGCCCACCCCGAGCGCATCGACGCCGGCGCGCACGAGCGGCTGTGCCCCTGCGGCATCCGCGAGCCCGATTGCCTGTGCCCGCTGCGGGCGGGCGAGGTGGCGCCATGAGGCTGCAGGTGAACAACTCGGGCGCGTGGAAGAACGTGATGACGTTCGGCATCGAGGACCTGGAGCACGTGAAGCTCGCCGCCGCCGATCTGGGGTACATCGCGGCCAAGGCGGAAGCCACGGTGACGTGGCGCATCGTCGACGCGACCGACACGGCGGTGCTGATGACAGACGTGCTTTCGATCTGGCGCGCGCCGCGCTGGATGGAAGGCAGGGAGATCGTGCCGTAGCCGGCACCCCAGCCGTCCGCAAAAGCCCCGCCGCGGCGCCCGCCCGGCGGGGCTTTTGCTTCAGTCGTCCTTCGGCGTGCCTGCCCGATGCTGGCGCCAGGCGATCGACGCGCCCCAGCCGCCGACGAAGCCGATCAATACCTTGATCACGTCCAGCACCAGCGCGTCCTTGTTCATCCACAACGCCACGACCACGAAGCTCAGCAGCATCGCCACCACCACCGCGGCGAAGACGAGGCGGTGCAGGTCCATCGTCTTTTGCACCGAGCGCTCGTCCTTGCGGTCTTCGGCTTGGGCCTGGATCGACTTGTCGGCGATCTTCTGGTTGTGCTCGATTTCGCGCAGCGAGATCTCGGCCTGCTTCACCTCGAGGCCGATCTTGGCCTCCTGCAGCGCCAGCATGCGCTGCACCGTCTCTTCCGACAGGGGCGCGACCGCGGGCGGCCGTGCCGAGATCTGCTTGTTGTTGCCGCCGCTCATGCGGCCGCGCGACGCAGCACCGGAACGCTGTAATGAATCTCGAAGCCGCCGAAGTCGCGCCGGCCGACGGCTGGGGCCACGAAGCGCGAGCGCGCGATGAGGTGAGGCGACTCCTTCGCCAGACGCAGAAATTCAGCCGGGCTGACAACCTCCCGGCGCACTGGCGTCATCTCGACGGTCGGCGGCACCCTCTTCATGCGCGCAGTGTGCCATACCCCAGCCGCCGCCTCGCGGCCGCCCCGGCACAACCGCACATTCCCTCCGGTCTCGGGGGCAGGATGGCGGCTCACCCGCGCCGCCTGCCGAAGCGCTCCGGCATGCTGCCTTCGCGCGCGCGCGGGGATCATCGGCGCCGTGAACACTGCAACATCCGCCCCCGCTGCTGCGGCGCCGGCCGACGCCGCTGACGAAGCCGCCGTGCGCGCCGCCGAGCGCAGCGTGCGCCGCCTGATGCGCGGCCAGTACACCGGCTTCGACGCCGGCGACCTGCGCCAGGAAGGGCGCCTGGCGGTGCTCGCCGCCCGCCGCGCCGGGCGCGTGCCGGACGATCCCGAGCACGCCCAGCGCTACCTCGCGCGCCGCACGCAGGGCGCGATGCTCGACTACGCCCGCGCCACGCGGCGCCAGATCCCGGCCAACGCGGTCGAGTGGACGCCCGAGGCCGACCCGCGCCGCCAGCCCGCCGCGCCCGAAGCAAGGCTCGCCGCGCGCGACGTGACGCGGCTGCTGCGCCGCCGCGGCTCGCAGCGGATGCTCGAGTGCGTCGAGCTGCTCGCGCGCGGCCTCGCGCCGTCCGAGGTGGCGCTGGCGCTCTCGGTATCGGCGAGCCGCGTCTCGCAGTTGCGCGACATGGCACGCCGCGCCGCGGCCCAACTCATGGAGGCCTGAGACATGAATTTGCGCTTCATCCTCGCCGCGCTGCTGTGCGCGTTCATGTTCGGCAGTGCAAGTGCCGGCACTCAGACGGTCGATGGCGAGCCGTGCGTATTGCCGGGTCCGCAGTACGTGCATTCCGGCGCATCCGGCGTGGATCGGTTCACCTACTGGTGGTGCGCGACCAGGTTCAACCGCTACTGGTCTCGCAGCCTCGACGCCGCCGATCAGGCCAGCGCGTTGATCGTCGATATGAGCCGCGAGGCACAGGCCGCGTCGTCGGTCGGGTTCCTGCTGGTCATGCCATCGATCGCGTGGGACGACCCGCGCTACACCGCGCTCGACGCATCTATCACCTCACTGGTGTGGTTCGATAGTAACCCGCCGCCAATCCCGCCGTGGCGGGTGCAGACGAGCGGCAAGGCCAAGGACCGGCCTGGCTACATCATCTCCGAGGGCAAACGCTCGACCACGGCCGCATCCGAGCGGGTGCCGGTCGGCGTCGCCTGCGGCTGCCGCGAGAAAGCCGGCCGCGCGCTCGAAGGCAAGTCCGTCTACTGCGTCGTCCCGGGCGCCAAGACCCCGCTGCTCGGCGCGCTGTGCACGCCGGGCGAGGCTACCGCGACCATGCCCGAGCCGCCGAAGCCGCCGCCGGTCGTGCAACCGCCGGTCGTGCAACCGCCGGTCGTGCAACCGCCGGTCGTGAGGCCGCCAGAGGTGCCGCCGGTGCTCACGCCGCCCGATGTGCCGCCTGTGCTCCCCCCGCCAACGACAGGCCCGGCTGCCCCGCCTACGTCCGCCCCACCGACCACCAAGCCGCCTGCGACTGGCAACGGCGCTGGGAGCGTGCGGCCATGACGAAAGACGCGGCCTACGACGAGATCATGCAATGGCTGCGCCAATACGGCCGCAGCGCTGCGCTGCGCTGGCATCGCGGTACTGGATATGCGCGATACGGCGGAGTCGCCGCTTGGTGGGATGGCGATCCGCCCGCAATCGCGCCAGATGCGCAGGACATCGAGTACGCGGGCGGCGTGGTGATGACGATCGACGGCCAACCTATGACCGACGCACAGCAGGTGTCGACGCAGCGGCTGCTGGTGCAGATGGCACAGGACGCGCGAGATGCGCTGACAGGACAGAGCACGCTCGTCGTCGTGTGTGACCGGCAGGCGAAGTGAGTTCATTAACCGTAGGAGAGTGAAAAATGGCAAAAGGCGACATCAAGTGGTTCTCCGGCGCGCTGCTGGCGATAGGCAAGAAGGTGCATGACCTGAGCGCGGACACGTTCAAGCTCGGCCTCGTGACGAGCACGGCGACGCCCGCAATTGCGGATGCCGATCCGCGCTGGGCGGCTGGCGGCAGCGTGAATTTCGCGACGAATCAGGTCACGCCGGGCGGCAACTACGCGACAGGCGGACCATCGCTCGCATCGGTTTCGTGGACGAGCGTCTCGAACGTGCCGACGTTCCGAGCGACGGACCTGACGATCAACCAGCATGCGTCGAATCCGACGAACGCGCGATGGGCGATCATCTACAACGACACAGACGCGAGCAAGCGCGCGCTGGCGTTCGTCGATCTCGGCGCGGCGACCGATCTGACGCTCGGCAACTTCACGATCGACTGGCAGGCCGGCGCAGGCACCGACATCCTGACGCTGACGCAAAGCTGATCGGGCGGCGACGTGCGCGTCCTCTACTCGCGTCAGGCCAACCCGGCCGCACTGCTGATTCGGGCCGCGTCGTGGTTCGGCCCGTGGTCGCACTGCGCCATCGTGGATGGCGACAGCGTGATCGAGAGCCGGGCGCTGGAACGCGGCGTGATTCGCACGCCCCTGGCCGCAGCGCTTGCCAGGGCGAGCGAACACGAACTGCTCGACATCGCCACGCCTGACGACGAGGCGGGCCTCGCCTGGGCGCGCAGCACGCTCGGCGCACCCTATGACTGGTGGGGCGTGCTCGGCGTTCTCGCCCGTGAACGCGATTGGCAAAGTCCCGAGGACTGGTACTGCTCGGAGCACGTCGAGCGCGCACTCGTCGAAGCCGGGCTCACTGACGATCTGGAACGCTGGCGACCCGGACTGATGGGCATCACGCCCTGCATGTCGTATTTCAACAGGAGGGGGCTATGACGCCTCAGCAACAGACAGCAATCGAGGGCGCGCTTGGAGATGAGCTGACCGCGCAGCAGGCAAGCGACATCGCGGCGTGGGTTGATGCGCGCGACGACGCGAGCGTTGCCGCCTACCTATCCGTGGGGCGCACACGCGTGGCATCGCGTCTCATCAGTGCACGCGGCATCGCGGCGGGCTATCCCGGTGGGCCGGCTGCCGCCGAGGTCGTGCTGCTCAAGCTGGAGGGCGCCCGCGATGCGCTCATGGCAGCCGACGATCAGCCGTCAAAGGTGCTCGGCTCGCTGCTCAAGCGCCAGCTTGGATTCCTCGCGGCCGACGGCCTTGACCTGGGCGACGCGGCCCTGCGCGGCATGCTCGATCAGTTCGCGGCAGCCGGCATCCTCACGGCCGACGACGCGGCCAACCTCAAGGCCCTGGCGCTTGTGCCGGCCCCGATCGGCACCGACGACATCAGCCACGCGCTGAACGGAGCGTGACATGGCCAACTCCTACGGCACCGCCACCAAGCTCGGCAACGTCAACAGCATCAGCAACGCGACCTACTCGGCGCAGATCGGCTCGACGATCGACCTCGGCGCGGCGCCGCCGCACGAACTGCTCCTGTCGCTCGTTGGCGTGACGCCGAACACGAGCGCGACGGCGGCTGCAACGATGTCGATCTTCGTCAGTGGGTCGCTCGACAACACCAATTTCACCGATGCCCCGGCAGACGTGAACACTGCGGCTAATGCGCGCTTCGTCGGAGCGCTCACGTTCACTGCAAACACGGCGGCGCGCAGTTCGGGCCAGTTCAGCGTCGCGGCTGCGTTCGGCGGCGCACTGCCGAGGTACATCAAGGTCTATGTCTACAACGGCAGCGGCGCGGCTACGTCGTCTGGCACCGGGACGGGGGTCAATGAGGCCTGGTACCAGACCGAGACATTCGGCTAATGCCCTCATGCACTAGCGACTGGTGGCACAGATGACGATTTTGCGCAGAGCGTGGAGCAGGCAGCCACTGTCGGCTGCAACCATGTCGTCGCTTGCCCGATCGGCAGCAGCCTTTGTCAATACCGGCAGCGGAGTGATGCGTGACCGTCATGGGCGGATACCTGTATCAGAGCAAGTGACGGCGACTGTGCCGTACCGGGACGGCATTTACCTGTACGGGCGGGGTGGCGATGGCGCTGATCGACTAGGCCGGTGGGTCATCGGGGCATGCAATGGGCCGGCGCCTGTGGTGTGCGCAGCGTTCCGGTTCGCGCGCACTGTGAAGAGCACATATATAGGCCGACTTGCGTTATGCGGAGAGAACGCAGCGGCGACTCGCTTCTCGATCCACGCGGCTCCAGGCAAAGTGGTGCTGTATTTGCGTGAGTCGCAGGTCGCCACGCCGTGGCAGCAGGAATATGCCAACACAGACGGCGAAACGAACACTTGGTCGATGCGCCTTGTCGCTGGCAGCGGCGTACAGGTCTACTGTAATGGCAGGCTCCAGTCGCCGACGACGACCAGCGGAGGCACATTCCCGCCCACAACGATCTACATGGAGCCGATAGGCAGCCCGATATGGCTTGGTGACGGCTCAGAATACTCCGCGTTTGGTGCGCTGTACGGCGGCGCGTTGTGGACTCATGACATTGGCTCTGATGTGGTAGCTAGGCTGTCGGCAAATTTGTACGCTGCCCTGTACGCGCCGCAGAGGCTGGCAGTAGCTGGTGCGGCGGCTCCTGCGCTGCCCACCCTGAGCAGCGCCACCTACCAGCCCGGCAGCATCACGTCGAGCGGGTTTCGGCCGCGCGTGACGGCGAGTTAGCCCATGGCCGTCACGCTCTATTGGGTCGTCTACCCATACGATAAATTCGGAATTCTTCCGAGTGCGGAGCAGGTCTGCGCGGGCCAGGACGAGACAGGCTCGGCAGCGCTCGCTGCGGGCAGCGTGCCCTATACGGGCGCCGGCACCTACGATGCGGCGGCGACGATCAGCACGCTGTCGCCGAGCACTGCCTACAGAGTCTCGTGGGCGGCGACGGATGGGACGAGCTACAGCGCGCTTGCCACCGCGTCGGTGGCTATCACGACGCTATCTACCAACATCACGATCGGGTGTACGGTAGGCGCGGCGACGGCGGCAGGTGCAGCGGCGCAGTCGAGGATCGAGCAGGGCGTGGCCTGCTCGGTTGGCGGCGCCATGGCCGCTGGCGCTGCGGCTGCAATCGCAACGGAGCAACGGGTTGCATGCGGCGTAGGCAACGCTACGGCGGCGGGGGTTGGGTCAGGCACCTGGCTCGATGCTGCGCTTGGCTGCGGGCTCGGCGCTGCCACCGCTGCCGGTGCGCCATCCGGCATCCGGCTGGATCGGTCCGTCACATGCTCTGTCGCGGGCGCTGCGGCTGCCGGTGTTGGATCAGGCATCTGGCTTGATGCCTCGCTCGGCTGCACCGCCGGCAACGCTACAGCCGCCGGTGCAGCGGCTGCGATCAGTGCCGACACGGCGCTCGGTTGCTCGGTTGGCAACGCCACGGCGGCCGGTACATCGGCCACTGTGTCGCTCGGCGCGGATGCAACGGTTTCCTGCACCCCAGGCGCCGCCGCCGCCGCCGGTGTGCCATCCGGCATCAGGCTGGATCAGGCTGTCGCATGCTCGGTCGCTGATGCTGTCGCCGCCGGAGCCGGCGCATCGGTTAGCGCCGACACGGCGATCGCCTGTGCGGCCGGGGCAGCGGCGGCGGGCGGTGTGGGCGCGGCACTCGTCGCCGACGCCCACATCGGGTGCGCAGTTGGCACCGCTGCGGCGGACGGCGTTGCCGCGACGCTCGAACTCGGGGCGGATGTCACGATCGCCTGCGCGGTTGGAAACGCAACCGCCTCGGGTGTCGCGGCAACGCTTGTCGCCGACGCCTACATCGGCTGCGCAACAGGCGAGGCCGTAGCCGCCGGCACATTCGCTGCCCTGCAACTCGGGGCGGATGCGACCGTCTACTGCTCGACTGGCGCAGCGGTCTCGTCTGGCGTTGCGGCCGGGGTGTTGCTGGATGGGTCGGTGCAGTGCGCGGCGGCAAACGCCACTGCGGCAGGGCCGGCGGCAACCGTGCGCGTCGATAGCGCGATTGCCTGTTCGGTCGCCGGCGCGGTTGCGAACGGTGTCTCCGCGCAGATCGAGCAGACAGCCGATACGCGGGTTGCCTGCGCCACCGGCGATGCGGCAGCAGCGGCAGCTACCGCGCAGATCGGAAGTGATCGGGTCGTCGGCTGCTATGTCGCGAACGCATCCGCGGCGGGTGCGGCTGCGCGCGTGGCAGTCGATATGTCGGTCGCATGCTCAGCCGGTGTCGCCATTGCCGCCGGCCGCGCTGCCGATGTCGTGCTGCGCGGCGACATCGTTGTTCCAGGCGTCGTCGCCGGTGCGGTCGCGGCCGGGGTTCGCGCGGGCATCTGGCTCGGCCAGGGCCCCGCGCCCTGGCCGCCCGGTGCGCGCCCGCTGTGGCTGCGCTCGCCCGTTGCGGCGCGGCTGGACCTGGGCAGCCGCATCGCGCCGGCGATCGCGCTCGCCAGCCGCATCGCGCCGGCGATCGCGCTCGCCAGCCCCGTGCCGCCGGAGGCCGGCGCACCATGAACCACCTGCCCGTCTACGTCGGCGAGGTGGGCGTGCCGCTCGCGCTCGAGTGCGGCATCGACCTGTCTGCCGCCACACAGGTCTCGATCGAAGTGCGCCGCCCCGACGGCACCACCACCTCGTGGCCCGGCGTGGTGCACAACCTCACCGCGGTGGGTTACGTCACCGCCGCGCCCGACCTCTCGCAGCAGGGCTCGTGGCGGCTGCATGCGCGCATCGTCTGGCCCGGCAGCGACCGCCTCGGGGCCACCGCCGTGCTCAGCGTGCTGCCGCGCTACGGGTGATGCCATGACTGCCAAGACCACCCGCGCCGTCACCTGCGCCGAGCCCAGGCCCACGCGCCGCAAACCACGATAGCAGCATGATGACCACACTATGACCGACTACCAGACCTTCGTCGCCCTGATCGCCGTTGCCAACCTGCTGCTCGCACTGGCCGCGTTCGCCACCTCGCGCGCCAAGGCCGGCACCGACCGCATCGACCGCCTCGAGGCCGACATGCGCGCCGCGCTGAAGGCGCACGACGACCACTTCGCGCGCCTGGGCGCCGCGCTCGAGCGCTCCGTCAGCCAGGACCACCTGGCCGACGTGTATCGCGACCTCGCCAAGATCAGCCAGCACGTGCACACCCTGCTCGGCCAGCAGACGCAGATGAACGAGAACCTGCGCCTGCTGCTCGCCCAGCTCGTGCGCGACGCCGCCCACTGAGCCCGCGATGGACGCCAAGACAAAAAAGCGCCGCAGCAGCCTGCTCGCCTCGCTCTGGTTCGCGCCGGGCAGCGCGGCCAGCGTCGTCTGGCTGGTGCGCGACCTGGCACTCACCCACAACCTCGACGCGAGCAGCGACCAGGTGCGCGGCGACCTCTCCTGGCTGCAAGAGCAGGGCTTCGCCCGCCTCGCCGGCGACGTGGCGCAGACCACCGAGCGCGGCGCCGACGTCGTGCGCGGCGCGGCGCCGTGGCCGGGGGAGTAACGCTTGGCACACCCCCGCGAAACCCGCAACGCCGTGCGCGGCGCCTACATCGGCGGCTTGACCGTCGAGCAGGCCGCCGCCAAGCACAGCGTGCCGTTGGCGACCGCGCGGCGCTGGAAGGCCGACGCCGCCGCGCAGGGCGACGACTGGGACAAGTTCCAGGCCGCCAGCCTGATCGTCAGCGGCGGCGGCATCGACGCCGCCACCGGCCGCGTCGTGGCCGGCGTCGTGCTGCGCTGCGAGGCGTTGATGGAGCGCATCGCCGCCGACCCGCAGATCGACCCGATCGAAGCCAGCAAGGCCGTCGCCAGCCTCGCCGACAGCCTGGCCAAGGCGCAGGCCGCGGCCAAGCGGCTGATGCCCGAGACCGACAAGTACGCCGTCGCGATGGACGTCCTGAAGCGCCTGGCCGAGCACACGCTGACGCGCAAACCCGGCAAGGTCGCGGCCGAGCTGGTGGAGGCCATCGAGAGCTTCGGCGCCGAGCTCGGCAAGACCTGGGGGGCCTGACCCGTGTCCAAGTCGCGCCACGCCAGCTTCACGGCCGACCTGGCCGCGCTCGCCGCGTCGCTGCGCCAGCGCATCGAGGCCGAAGTCTCCGGCTTCAGCCCCGACCCGGCGGCAGTGCAGGCGCGCCGCCTGCAGGCGCAAGACGACTTCGGCTACTTCACGCAGACCTACTTCCCGCACTACATCCGCAGCCCGCACAGGAGCCGCCTGCACGACTACCTGTTCGCGCGCCTGCCCGAGATCGTTGCCGCCGAGGCGGGCCAGACCGACGCCATCGCCGCGCCGCGCGGCGAGGCCAAGAGCACGCTGGTGAGCCAGCTCTTTGTGCTCTGGTGCCTCGTCACCGGCCGCAAGCGCTATCCGGTGATCGTGATGGATTCGATCGACCAGGCCTACCCGATGCTGGAGGCGATCAAGGCCGAGCTCGAGTTCAACCCGCGGCTCGCCAGCGACTTCCCGGCGCAAACCGGCCAAGGCCGCGTCTGGCAGGCCGGAACGATCGTGACGAAGGGCGACGCCAAGGTCCAGGTCGCAGGCTCCGGCAAGAAGCTGCGCGGCCTGCGCCACGGCCCGTGGCGGCCTGACCTGTGCGTGCTCGACGACATCGAGAACGACGAGCAGGTCAGGAACCCCGAGCAGCGCGACAAGCTGCAGGCGTGGCTCGCCAAGACCGTGCTGCCGCTCGGCGGCGCCGGCGCCAAGTTCGACGTCGTCTACATCGGCACCATCCTGCACTACGACAGCGTGCTCTCGCGCACGCTCGCGAATCCGCTGTGGCGCGCCGCGCGCTTCAAGGCGCTGCTCGCCTGGCCGGACGACATGGCCGCCTGGCAGCGCTGGGAGGAACTGCTGCGTAACTCCGGCCCGGCCGTGGCCGACGCCTATTACGCCGCGCACAAAGCCGGGATGGATGCCGGCGCGCAAGTGAGCTGGGCCGCGCGCCCGATCGAGGCGCTGATGAAGATCCGCGCCCGCGACGGCCACGCCACCTTCGACAGCGAGTACCAGAACGATCCCGTCGCCGGCGACAACGCGCCGTTTGCCGACGCGCTGCAGTACTGGGAAACCTTGCCGGCCGATGGCCTCGTGTACTTCGGCGCCGTCGACCCGAGCCTGGGCAAGAGCGGCGCCGGGCGCGACCCATCGGCGCTGCTGGTCGGCGCGCTGCACCGCGCAACCGGCGTGCTCTACGTCGTGCGCGCCGACATCAAGAAGCGCCTGCCCGACCGCATCATCAGCGACGTGATCGAGCTGCAGCGCCAGTACCGCTGCGCGCTCTGGGTCGTCGAGACGGTGCAGTTCCAGGAGTTCCTGCGCACCGAGCTCGTCAAGCGCAGCGCCGCCTCCGGCGTGCCGGTGCCGGCGCGCGCCGTGCAGCCGATCGCCGACAAGCTGCTGCGCATCGAAACCCTGCAGCCGCACATGGCCAACGGCCTGATCCTCATCCACAAGACGCAGACCGCGCTCGTCGAGCAGCTGCGCCACTTCCCGAAGGCCGACCACGACGACGGCCCCGATGCGCTGCACATGCTCTGGATGGCAGCGCAAAGCGGCGCCGGTGCGGGGGCCATCGCCAGCCGCCCGCGCCCGCGCGCGCAGCTCGCCGTCGGCGACATCTCTTTGCGAGGCTACTGACATGGCAAACCCCCGCGGCATCCTCACCGGCGGCGAGATCGCCACCCGCATGGCGGCGCTGGACTTCAGCGTCATGGGCCAGTGGCTGCCCAACCCCGACCCGCTCCTGAAGCAGCTCGGCCGCGACATCAAGGTCTACAAGGACATCGCGCGCGACAGCCACGTCGGCGCCTGCATCCGGCGCAGGAAGAGCGCCGTCAAGGCCCTGGAGTGGGGGCTCGACCGCGGCCGCGCCAGGAGCCGCGTCAACAAGGCGGTCGAAGACGCGCTCGGCGCGCTCGACCTGCAGCGCATCTTCGGCCAGGCGCTCGATGCCGTGCTCTACGGCTACTGCCCAATGGAGATCGACTGGCGCCCCGGCCCGGGCGGCATCGTCCCCGCCGACGTGCAGGCCAAGCCGCCCGAGTGGTTCACCTTCGACGCCGAGGCGCGGCTGCGCTTCAAGACCAAGGCGCAGCCGATCTGGGGCGAAGAGCTGCCCGAGCGCAAGTTCCTGCTGCCGCGTCAGGACCCGAGCTACCAGAACCCCTACGGCTTCGCCGACCTGGCGCTGTGCTACTGGCCCGTCATCTTCAAGAAGGGCGGCTTGCGCTTCTGGCTCACGTTTGCCGAGAAGTACGGCGGCGCGTTCGCCTACGGCAAGCTGCCGCGCGGCGCCGAAGAGTCCGAGCGCGCGAAGATGCTGCAGGCGCTGTCCGACATGCTGCAAGACGCGGTGGCCGTGATCCCGGACGACGGCAGCGTCGAGATCCTCGGGGCCGCAGGCAAGACGGCCAGCGCCGACCTGTACGAGCGCCTTGCGCTGCACTGCCGCGGCGAGATCAGCATCGTCCTCACCGGCACCAACCAGAGCATCGAGAAGGATGCCGGCAAGGCCAGCGCCTACGCCGGCCTGGACGTGGCGGCCGACCTGCGCGACGGCGACGCCGAGATCGTCGCCGCCGCCATCAACCAGTTGATCGGCTGGATGGTCGAGCTGAACTGGCCCGGCGCCGAGCCGCCCGTCTTCAGCTTCTGGGACCAGGAGGCGCAGGACGACCTGCAGGCCAAGCGCGACAAGAGCAACTACGACGCCGGCGCAAGATTCACCAACGCCTACTGGATGCGCGCCTACGGCTACCAGGAAGGCGACCTCGCCGCACCCGAGGCCCCCATCTCTCCCCCTCTCCCGCCCGCGGGAGAGGGCCGGGGTGAGGGTGCGGCTGCCTTGGCTGCGGCCGACGCTTCGCGTCTTAACTTCGCTGCGCGAAGTGAGCCTGCGCCGCAACCTTCGGTTGTCGCCGAAGCCGCCCTCGCCGCCGAGGCCGAAGCCGAAGACCCCACCGCCGCCGAGCAATCCGCCCTCGAGCAAGCCGCCGCCCCCGCCTGGGACGCCATCGCCGCCCAGGTGCAGGCGATCGTCGAGCAGGCGCCCGACCTCGCCGCCGCGCAGCGCGCCATCACCGCCGCCTACGGCGGCCTCGACGACGCCGAACTCGTCAAGCTCATGGCCGCCGCCTTCGCCCTCGCCGAGCTCAAGGGCATGGCCGACGCGCGCCAGGAATCCCGGCCGTGAGCAACGCCGAGCCCGGCACCGTCGTCACGTGGCTCGACGGCCGCGTGCAGACCGTGCCCGCGGACGACCCGCGCTTGGCCGAAATCGAGGCCGCGCGCACGCAGGCGCGCCACCTTGCCAACCTGCGCCGGCTCGACCTGCACGGCCGGCGTAACTACTTCGCGGGCGTCGCGCGCAGCGAGGGCGAAGCCGCCGCCGGGCTGCTGAAAACCGCCTTCGGCGCCGACTGGGAGCGCCGCAGGCGCCGGAGCGCGGGATGACGGCCCCCAGCTCGCTTCGCTCGCATCCCCCGAGGGGATCTCGGCCGGCTTGGGGCAGCCCGGCGCTCGGCCGAGTGACCGGCCTCGCAAAACGCGCTCAGACGCGCCGAAACTCTTTCAGGCACCCTACCCCGCAGCGCGCTTGCGTTAACGCGGCACAAGCGAAAGTTACGCGGGTTGCGGGCATTCCGTGGTCCGGGGGCGCCCTGCGTTTTGGCGTGCGGCGCCAAAAGCCGGCCAAATGAGCGCCAAACCGCCCCAGTTCCAGGTCGGCCTCGGCACCCCGTTCGCCGAACAGATCGACTTCCTGCGCCGCAAGCTGAACCTGCCCACCGAACAGTGGGACGACATCGCGCGCGGCGCGCACGACCGCGCCTTCATCGTCGCCGGTGCCGCCAAGGCCGATCTGCTGGCCGATCTGCACACCGCCGTCGAGCGCGCCGCGGCCGGCGAAGGGCTGGCGGCATTTCGCAAGAACTTCAAGGTCCTCGTCCACAAGCACGGCTGGACCGGCTGGACGGGCGAGGGCTCGGCCGTCGGCGAGGCCTGGCGCACCCGCGTCATCTACCAGACCAACATGGCGACGAGCTACGCCGCGGGCCGGTATCGCCAGCTCACCGACCCCGAGTTCACGAAGCTCATGCCGTACTGGCGCTACCGCCACGCCGACGGCGTGTTGAACCCGCGCCCGCAGCACCTGGCCTGGGACGGCCTGACGCTGCCGCAGGACCACGCTTTCTGGAAGTCGCACTTCCCGCCCAACGGCTGGGGGTGCTCGTGCAAGGTCTTCGCCGCCGCCGCCCCCGAGCCCGGCGCCAAGACCGCGCCGCCGGCCGGCTGGGACAGGGTCAACCCCGCCACCGGCGCGCCCATCGGCATCGACAAGGGCTTCGACTACCAGCCGGGGGCGAACGCGGCAACACCGCTGCGCGAGCTGATCGACGCCAAGCTGATCAAGCTCGACGCGCCGATCGGCGCCGAGATGTGGAAGGCGCTCGAGCCCGTGCTCGCGATGGAGCGCGAGGCGGCCTGGTGGGACACGCTCGACACTTGGCTGGCCGACCCGCTGCCGCGCGGGCGCAGTGCGGTCGTCGGCGCCCTGACGCGCGCAGACCTCGACGCGCTGGCGGCGGCCGGGCACGCGCTGCCGGACTCGGCCGAGATCGCGGTGTTCGACCGGCTGGTGGTCGGCGCCAAGGAGCGCCGCCACCTGGCGCAACAAGACGCGCTGACGGTTGCCGAATGGCGCGCCCTGCCGGACCTCGTGCGCAGCCCGTCGGGTGTGTACTTGGACAGCGCCAACGGGCACCTGATCTTCGTGGCCGACGGAACAGGCCCGGCCAAGGCGGCCGTCGAATTTGCCGGCGCGCCCGACGCGCGCTCCCTCAATCAGGTGGTCAGCGCGTTTCGGGTCAGCGCCGAAAGCATCGCCGGCATGGTCAAGGGCGGCCAGTGGCAGGTCGTGCGGATGCCCGGGGCCTGATCGGGATCGAACCGACATCTACGGTAAAGGACCGTCCTGATCACCATTCCAGGCACAGACCCTGGGCAACCGAGAGTTTAAGCCGATGCTCCAAACCGTCAACCACCCCCGCCACTACAACGCCCACCCGAGCGGCGTCGAGTGCATCACCGTCGTCGAGCACATGGGCTTCAACCTCGGCAACGCCGTCAAGTACATCTGGCGCGCCGACGAGAAGGGCGCCGCGCTCGAAGACCTGCAAAAAGCCGCCTGGTACATCCAGCGCGAAATCGAGCGCCGCGGCGCCGCCAAGCCATGACCGCACGCGAATTGACGCCCACCCTGCTGCAGACCGCGCTGGGATGTTCGGCCGCGCTCGCCGAAGCCTATGCGGTGCATCTGGCCGAGGCGTGCGAGCGGTACTCGATCGGCTCGCCGGCCCGGCTGGCGATGTTCCTGGCGCAGATCGGACACGAGTCCGGGGGGCTCAGGTACACGGCCGAGATATGGGGGCCGACGCCGGCGCAGGCGCGCTACGAGGGCCGCGCCGACCTCGGCAACACGCGGCCGGGCGACGGCGAGCGCTACCGGGGGCACGGGCTGATCCAGATCACCGGCCGCTACAACCATGCGCGCGCCACGAGCGCGCTCGCCGGCCTTGGCTGCCCGGACTTCGAGGCCGAGCCGCAGCGGCTGGCCGAGCCGCGCTGGGCCGCGCTGTCGGCCGCCTGGTATTGGCAAAGCCACGGCTGCAACGAGCTGGCTGACGCGGGCGACTTCGAGAGCGTCACGCGCCGCATCAACGGCGGCCTCAACGGCCTGGCCGACCGCCGGCAGCGATGGCAGCGCGCGCAGACCGCGCTCGCCGCTGCGCCCGAATCACCCGTGCCGACACCGCAACCCGCGCCAGTGCGCAAGGAGGAGCCCATGCTGCCCATCGTCCCCATTCTGAACGCGATCCTGCCCAGCCTTACAGCCGCCATCCCGGCGCTGGGCAAACTGTTCGGCTCCGACTCCGGGGTGAGCGAGCGCAACGTCAAGGCCGTGACGCTCGCCGCCGACATCGTGCAGCAGGCGGTGGGCGCGACGAACGCGCAGGAGGCCGCCGAGCGCGTCGTCTCCGATCCGGGCGCGGCGCAGGCGGCGCGCGACGCGATTGCCGCGCGCTGGCTCGATCTCACCGAGGCCGGCGGCGGCGGCATCGCCGGCGCGCGCGAGCACGACGTGCAGGTCGTCGAGCGCATCGGCGGTTTCTGGCGCAGCCCGAGCTTTGCGGCAACCGTCATCCTCGCGCCGCTCGTCTACATGGTCGTCGGCAGCATCGCCGGCCTGTGGGGCTACGCGGCGTGGTCGGATGATGTGCGCGCGGCCATCGCGACGGCCGTTGTCAGCCTGATCGTCGGCGGCGCCGCCGGCTTCTACTGGGGCAGCACGACGGGCTCGCGCAAAGGCCCGACGCAATGAACATCACGATCGAGGTCCACGACCAGGCGGTGCGCGCCGCGCTCGCCCGCCTGCAGCAGCGCGTGGGCAACATGCAGCCCGCGCTGCTCGCGATCGGCGAGGGGATGCACGCCCGCGTCGACAAGCGGTTTTCGACCCAGACCGACCCAGCCGGGCAGAAATGGGCGCCCAACAGGCCGGCCACGGTCAAGCGCAAGGGCGCCGGCAAGCCGGTGCTGACCGACAGCCGCGCGCTGCGCCAGGCGATCGTGCCGCAGGTCTCGGGCAACACGCTCACGCTGTCGGCCGCGCAGCCCTACGCCGCGATCCACCAGTTCGGCGGCACGATCGAACGCGCCGCGCACAGCCGCATGGTGCGCCATCGCGAAGACGTGCGCGGCAACCTGCTGCGCCGCGCGCTCGGCAAAGGCAGCGGCCTCGTCTTCGCGAAGGACAGCCACAAGCGCGCCCGCACCCGCTGGTTCGAAGTGGCGGCCTACAGCATCCGCATCCCGGCCCGGCCCTACATGCCGGTGCGCGCCGACGGCAGCCTCTACCCCGGCGAGCAGGCCGAGGTGCTGAGGCAGATCGAGGCCTGGCTCGCCAAACCGTAGGCCGCCGAACGATCGTTCGGTAGCGCAAGGCCCGCCCTCCCGCGCGCGCGAGCGGCTCGACCATATCGAGGACATCCTCGAAATGGTCCGGCCCGCCCTCCCGCGCGCGCGAGCGGCCCGGCTGCCTGCCGGAGCGCTTCACCATGACGCATGGCATGCCCGCGGCGCACAGTGCCGACCCATGCCTGCCGCTGCCTCCGCTGCTCCCACCATCCAGTGCTTCAAGGTCGGCCGCCATGTCGCGATGAGCGGCGCGGCGCTCGCCTTCGCGGCGAGCGACCTCGCCGCCACGGCCGGCGCCTACGACCCGGCGCTGCACGAGGCGCCGATCGTCATCGGCCACCCGGCGTTGGACGCCCCGGCCTACGGCTACGTGGGCGGCCTGTCGTTCGCGGCCGGCGCGCTCGAAGCGGCGCCGCGCAAGATCGACCCGGCGTTTGCCGAGGCGGTGAAGAACGGCTCCTACGGCAAGGTCAGCGCCGCCTTCTTTCCGCCCGACTCGCCGGCCAACCCGGTGCCGGGCGTGTACTACCTGCGCCACGTCGGCTTTCTGGGCGCGATGCCGCCGGCCGTCAAGGGCCTGCGCGACCCGGCCGATGCCGTTGCCGCCGCCGCTGCCAGTTACGCCGAGTTCGCCGCCGCGCACCCCGACGTGATTGTTTTCAGTGAGTGGGACGACATCGAGAACGCCTCGCTGTGGCGCCGGCTGCGCGAGTGGCTGATCGGCAAGTTCGGCCTCGAGGCGGCGGACGCCGCCGTGCCTGGCTACAGCGTCGCCAGCCTGGAGAACTCGGCGCAGCTCGAGCTGCGCGAAGCCGCCGCCACCGAAGTTCCCCCCACGCCGGCCGCGCCGGCATTCGCCCAACCCGCGGCCGAGCCCGCGCAGGAGAAGTCCACCGTGACCGAAGCCGAAGCCCTGGCCCTCAAGGCCGAAAACGACGCCCTCAAGGCCAAGCTCGACGCCGCGTCCGCCGCCGCGCGCAACACCCGCCTGGCTGCGGCGCACGCCGAGCACACCGCCTTCGCCGAAGACCTGCAGGCGCGCGCCATCTGGCCCCAGGCCGGCGTGGCGCTCGTCGTCGAGACGCTGGACCACCTGGCGCGCCAGGACGCGCCGGTCGAGTTCGGCGAGGGCGCCGAGAAGAAGCCGCTCGCCCAGGCGCTGCGCGAGCTGCTCGCGAGCCTGCCGCCGCGCGTCGAGTTCGGCCAGGCGGCGAGCGCCGCGCGCGCCGCCGGCACCGGCCTGGACACGAGCGATGCGAGCGCGATCGCGCTCGCCGCGCGCGACCACCAGGACAAGGAACGCCAGAGCGGGCGCGATGTGGACATCGCCCACGCCGTGGCGCACGTGATGCGCGCCAGCGCCGCCCGCTGACCCACCCGAAGGAAAACACATGGCTATCAACTCCGATTTCCGCAGCCGCACGGCCGAAGCAACCGTCGAGGCCTATCGCATCGTCAAGACCGGCACCGCCGCCGGCAGTTGCATCAAGGCCGCCGCCGCCACCGACGCCATCCTGGGCACGAGCGACGAGCTCGACCACGTGGCGGGCGAGTCGGTAGACATCGCCGTAGGCCCCGTGCCCAAGGTGTGCCTGGGCGGCGCCGTGACGGTGGGCGCCGCGCTCACCTCCGACGCCGCCGGCAAGGCCATCGCCACCACGACCGCCGGCAACCGGCTGATCGGCTTTGCCGAGCAGGCCGGCGTGGCCGGCGACGTGATCACCTACCTGCGCGCCCCCGGCGTGCTGTGACCCTGCCTCACCTGAAAGGCTGACCCGACATGGCTACCCAACCGTTCGTGATCGTCCCCTCGCTGTCGGCCGTGGCCGTGGGCTACACCCAGGCCCGGCGCATCGCCGACGACGTGCTGCCGCGCGTGCCGGTGGACACCCAGCTCTTTCGCTACGTCAAGTACGGCGTGGCCGACGCGCTGCAGATGCCCGAAACCTTCGTCGGCCGCAAGGGCGCGCCCAACCAGATCGACTGGAGCAGCGCCGAGGCCACCGACAGCACGCAGGACCACGGCCTGGACACCCCGGTGCCCAACGCCGACGTGCTGGCGCACCAGCTCGCCGGCAATGCCGGGCCGGGCTACGTGAGCCAGGTCGACCCGCTCGCGCGCGCCACCACGCTGGTGATGGAGACGGTGAGCAACCGGCGCGAGTACCGCGCGGCAAGCCTGGTGTTCGGCGCCGGCAGCTACGGCGCCGGCAACAAGGTCACGCTCAGCGGCACCAGCCAGTGGAGCGACTTTGCCAACAGCGACCCGCTCGGCGCCATCCTCGCGGCGATGGACGGCATGATCATGCGGCCCACGATCGGCGTACTCGGCCGGCTCACGGCGACCAAGCTGCGCACCCACCCGAAGATGTGCAAGGCGATCTTCGGCAACAACACCGACGCCGGCATCGTGCCGCTGCGCGCGGTCGCCGACCTGCTCGAGCTCGACGACATCTACGTCGGCGACGCCTGGCTCAACACCGCCGCGCCGGGCCAGGCCGCGACGCCGGTGCGCGCCTGGGGCAAGCACGCCGCCTTCCTGGTGCGCAACAAGCAGGCCGACACCAAGGCCGGCATCACCTTCGGCTTCACCGCGCAGTGGGGGCCGAGGGTTGCGGGCACGATCGAGGACCCGGACATCGGCCTGCGCGGCGGCCAGCGCGTGCGCGCCGGCGAGTCGGTCAAGGAACTCGTCACCGCGAACGACCTGGGCTACCTGTTCACCAACGCGGTGGCCTGATCGCCATGACCGCCGCGAACGAACAATCGGCGCCCGTCCCGTACACCGTGCTGAGCCCGCTCGAGCACGACGGGCGGCGCCACGAGCCCGGCGCCGAGGTGGCGCTCACGCCCGAACAGGCCGCGCCGCTGCTCGGCCACACGGTGGCGCCGCTCGAGGACGCGCCCGAGGACCCTGCGCCCGCCGAAGCGCCCGAGGAATACCACGAAGCCAAGGAGCCGACCCCCATCGCCGCACGAGCCGGCGATGGGGCCGGACCCGACGCCGCCGAGCAAGCCCCCGTCACTGCCGCCAAGCCCGCGCGGCGCAAGTAACGCCGCGCGATGACCTACGCCACGCAGCAGGACATGATCGAGCGCTTCGGCACGCCCGAGCTCGCGCAGCTCACCGATCCTGCGGCCGGCATCGCGATCGACGAGACCATCGTCGCCCGCGCGCTCGGCGATGCGGATGCCGAGATCGACGCCCGCCTCGCGCCGCGCTACGCGCTGCCGCTGGCCGTCGTGCCGACCGTGCTGGTGCGCATCGCGAGCGACCTGGCGCGCTACTTCCTGTGGGATGCGCGCGCCAGCGAGGCGGTGCGCAACCGCGCGCAGGAGGCGCGCCGCCTGCTCGACGCCATCGCCGGCGGCGACGTATCGCTCGGCGGCGCAACGCCGCTGCCGCCGGCCGCCGGCGCGGTCGCGGTGTCGGTGCTCGCGCCGGCGCGCCAGTTCAGCGCCGCGCAGCTCGACGCCTTCGCCCCGCGCGGATAGGCCCGGCCATGGACGTCGGGCCCGTCATCGCGCGCCTGGGCGAGCAGCTCGCCGGCTTTCCCGTCATCGCCGGCGCCGCCGCGCTGGACATCGCGATCGAGACGGCCCCGCCCGCCACCCCGGCCGCCTACGTGCTGCCGCTGGCCGAGACCGCCGCCGACAGCGACCTCGCGAGCATCGTGCATCAGCGCGTGGTGCAGGACTTCGCCGTCGTGCTGGTCGTCGCCAACCTGCGCGACGCGCGCGGCGCCGCCGCCGCCGCCGAGCTGGCCGCACGCCGCGCCGCGGTGCGCGCCGCGCTGCTGGGCTGGGTGATCGATGCCGCCGGCGGCGAAGCCGTTACTTTCGTCGGCGGGCGGCTGCTGCAGTTTCGCGACGCCCAGTTGTGGTGGAGCGACGACTACCGCGTGATGACTGACCTGAGGAGCGCATAGCCATGCCAAGACCCGCCCGCCTGCACAGTGTCGCCCCCGACGCCCCCGACGCACCCGGCACCGCCGCCGACGAAGCCGATTCGCCCGCCGCGCGGGCCTCGCGCATCCTGCCGCGCATCGGCGAAGACGGCCGCGCCGTCGAGATCGACCCGCCGGCGGGCGGCTCGTGGCTGCGCGACCCCGACGGCGGGCTGCGCCCGGCCGACGAAACCACAGCTGCCGGCGCCGGCTTGACCGCGCCCGGCAAGTAACGCCGCACCACCAAGGAGCCCGCCATGGCCGGCAGCATTCACAAGACCGTCATCCTCGCCAAGCTCGAGGCCACCCCCGGCACCGATTCGGCGCCCAGCGAGTCAACCGACGCCGTGCTGCTGCGCGTGTCGGGCCTGGCAGCGAAGGTCGAGCAGCAGATGGCGACGCGCGAGATCGTGCGCGGCGCCTTCGGCGCCGCCGACATGCTGCCCTACACGCGCCGCGGCAGCATCGCCTTCTCGGTCGAGCTGCAAAGCTCGGGCGCACTCGGCACGGCGCCGGCCTGGGGCCGCCTGCTGCAGGGCTGCGGCTTCTCCGAGACCGTCACCGCCTCCGCCCGGGTCGACTACGTGCCGGTCAGCAGCGCGCTGAAGACGCTCACGATCTGGGCCTACATCAACGGCAAGCTCGAGAAGTTCAACTACTGCGCCGGCAGCTTCAAGCTGCAGATGAAGGTGGGCGAAATCCCGACGCTGGACTTCACCTTCACCGGCCTCGTCAGCTCGGTTGCCGCCGGTGCGGCGCCGGCCGCGACGCTTGCCTCGTGGATTCGGCCGGAGGCGGTCGGCCCGGCTGCGACGACGCAGTTCAAGCTCGGCGGCGCCTATTCCGCCGGCGCCTTGAGCGGCGGCACCGACCATCACTTCCAGGAGTTCGCGGCCGACATCGCCAACGACGTGCAGCCGCTGGAACTGGCGACGCAGGAGACGGTCGCGATCTACGGCCGCAACCCGAGCGCCTCGCTGGTGGCCGACCTCGGCGGCAGCGCGATCGCGACCCAGTACGCCGACATGCACGCCGGCACCTCGAAGAGCCTGGGCGTGGTGCACGGCACGAGCGCCGGCAACAAGGTGCTCGTCTTCGCGCCGGCCGGCGTACTGACGGGCATCGACGACAGCGTGCAGGGCAGCGTGATGCTCAACAGCATGCAGTTCAGCCTGCAGCCCACGAGCGCGCTCAACGACGAGATGCGCATCGTCGCGATCTGAAGGGCCACCGCGCATGTTCCGAATCGAGCCGAATCCGACCTTCGACGCCGAGGTCCGCATCACCGTCCCCGGCTCGGCAGAGCCGGCTCTGCTGGCCGTCACGTTTCGCCACCGCGGCCGGCGCGAACTCAAGGCCTGGATCGACCGCGCGAAGGACGCCGCGAGCGACACCGCCTACCTGGGCGAGGTGATCGCGTCGTGGCGCGGCGTCGAAGACGCCGATGGCCGCGCGCTGCCCTACAGCGCCGAGGCGCTGGCGCGCCTGCTCGACGCCTACCCGGCCTCCGGCGGCGAGCTGTTCGACGCCTACCTGGACGCGCTGACCCGCGCGCGCGAAAAAAAATGAGGGCGGCGGCCCGCGCGCTGCTGGCCGGCAGCCGCGGCCGCCGCGCGGTAGACGAGCAAGCCTGCGCCGCTTTCGGCGCCTCGCCGGGCGAGGTTGCCGGCCCGGCGCACGAAGATGCGGCGGTGTGCGAGCTGTGGCCCGAGACGGTCGGCGCGCTGCGCCTGTTCGAGGCGATGATGAGCCAGTGGCGCGTGTCCGGCATGGGCGCCCCGACCGGGCTCGACTATGCGGCCATCCCCGCCACCGCGCGGCTGCTGGGCCTCGAGCGCGGCGCGCTGCGCCGCGCGTTCGAAGGCCTGCGCGTGATGGAGGCCGAGGCGCTGGCGTGGTTTGCGGAGCAGGCGGCGTGATGCGCCTTCAGCGCAGCCAGCCGCGCCAGGCGATGGTGCCGTATGCGAGCGCGCCGGCCAGGGCCAGCGCCGCCGCGCCCGACAGCGGCCGCGCCGCGTGCAGGTCGCTCCACGCCGCGGCCAGCAGCAGCAAGACGATGCCGACGCAGGCGCCGCGCAGCAGGCCCATCAGAATGGCGCGCGCCATCGCGTGCCCTCAGCGCGCGTCGCGCTCGCGCGCCCAGCGCCGGTGCGCCGGCCACGCAGCGGAGATCGCGACCGCGCCAGCCGCGCTCAGCCACCACGGCACGAGCAGCGCGAAGGCGCCGGCGGCCACGGCCAGGCCGAGCGCCAGCAGCGCCAGCATGATGTTCGCAACCCCTTCGAGGACGCCGGCCATGCGCCGCAGTGTCGCCCACCATGGCCGGTGAAGTCAAACTGCGGCTGTCGCTCGACGGCGCGGCGCAGGTCACTACCGGGCTGCGCAGCGTCTCGGGGGCGCTGGGCGACGCCGCGACGCGCGGCGACCGCGCCGCCGAAGCGCTCAAGCGCGTCGGGCACTATGGGGCCGGGCTGCTCGCGCTCGGCGGTGTCGGCCAGGTGGCGCGCAGCGTGGCGGCGCTGTCCGACGAGTTCGCGACACTCTCCGGGCGGCTGCGCACCGTCACCGACGGCCAGGCGCAGTTTGCGCAGGCGCAGGCGGCGGTCGTCGAGATTGCGCAGCGTCAGCGCAAGGGCCTGTCCGAGATCGGCACGCTGTACGCAAGCGCCTCGGCCGCGGCGTCCGAACTCGGCGCCACGCAGCAAGACGTGGCCAGGTTCACCGAGGGCGTCGCTGCCTCGCTCACGCTCAACGGCACCAGCGCACAGGCCGCCGCCGGCGCGCTGTTGCAGCTCTCGCAGGCGGTGGGCGGCTCGGTGGTGCAGGCGCAGGAGTTCAACAGCCTGATCGACGGCGCCCGTCCGCTGCTCGTGGCCGCCGCCAAGCACATCGACGGCGCGGCGGGCAGCGTGAGCCGGCTCAAGCAGATGGTCAATGACGGGCGCCTGAGCAGCCAGGAGTTCTTCCGGGCGATCGTCAACGCGTCCGACGAACTGACGCAATCGGCCGCGCAGATGCCGGTCACCATCGGCCAGGGCATGACGCTGGTGCGCAACCAGGCGCTGCTGCTCGTCGGTGCGCTCGACGCCGGCACCGGCGCCAGCCGCGTCGCCGCCGGCGCGCTGGCGCTGGTCGCGCGCAACCTCGACGCGCTGGCCGTCATCGCCGGCGGCGCCGCCGCGCTCGGCATGGGCCGGCTGGCACAGGCGACGGCGGACTCGGTGCAGGCCATGCTGGTCAAACGCGCGGCGGCGGTCGCCGAGCTGGCCGACACCGTGCGGCGCACCGAGGCGGTCGCGATCCACACCGGCTTCGTGTTGGCCGACGCGCGCGCCACGCTCGCGCACGCGACCGGGCTGGGCGCGTCGGTCGTCGCGCAGAACGCGGTAATCGCGGCGACCACGCGGCACACCGCGGCGCTCGCCGCGCAGGCCGCGGCGCAGACCGCCTTGAGCCGCGCGACGAGCATCGGCGCGGCGGCAATGGGCCTGATGGGCGGGCCGATCGGTCTGGTGGTGACCGCGCTCGGCCTGGGCGCCACCGCCTGGGCGGCGTGGTCCGCGGCGAGCAGCAGGGCGGGGGAGCAGGCGGTGGCCGCCACGCGGCGCAGCACGGCGGAAATCATCGCCGACCTCGACCGCCAGACGGCCAAGATCGAGGCGATGAACCGGCTGCGCCAACAGCCCGGCGGCAAGGAGGCCGCCGCGACCGGTGGCGAAGAGGCAGAGAGGCTCGCCGAAGCCAACGACCGCATCGCCGAACTGATGAACGGCACCGGCAAGGCCGCGGCGATGCCCGAGGCGACGCGCCAGGCCGTCCTGCAGGCCACGCTCAAGGAGTACGCGGCGCTCGACGCAAGAATGCGCGCCGGTGCTGACGCCAAGGCCGAGCGCGACCAGTTCCTGAACGCGAGGTCGATCGACGATGTCGCGCAGTACGCAAAGCTCGACATCGACATCAAGCGCAAGTGGTCCAACGAATCCATCGAGATCGCCAAGGCCTACGGGCTGGCGCTCGCCAAGGAGGCCGACCCCGCCAAGCGCGCCGCGCTGGAAAGCGAACGCGACCTGCGCCTGATCGCCGGCCAACAGGCGATGGACAAGGCGCTCGCCGGCGCGGCGGCGGCCCCGCGCGTTTCACGGTCGGATGATCGCCCCGACCCCCTCGCCGAGCGCATCGCGCTCATGCAAGGCCTGTACGGCGCCGGCCCAGACACCCGCCAGCAGGACTTCCGCCGCGCCGAGCTCGAAGACCAGCCCGGCGTGGAGCGCGCGCTCGCCGCCGCGCGCGAGGCCGACCAGGCCAAGGCCGATTCGGCGATCGACGCCGCGCGCAAGGCCGCCGACGGCATCGTGCAGGCCAATCGCGAGGGCAACATCGCCTTGATCGAAGACGACCGCGCGCGCGTCGCGGCGCAGGTGGCGCTCGAGCGCGAGCATGCGCTGGCGATGATCGAGCCGCTGCGCGCGATGCCCGAGGAATACGCCCGCGCGCTGGCCGGCGTGAACGAGGCCGCCGCGCTGAAAACCCGCGAGCTGACGCGCAACCTGAAGGACGAGGCAACGCTCTTCACCGAGCAGGCGGCGCGCAACATCCAGGACGTGCTCGGCAGCACGGTGGAGGCGACGCTTTCGGGCAACTTCAAGAACATCGGCAAGATGTGGCTCGACATGCTCAACCGCATGATCGCGCAGGCGGCGGCGGCCAAGCTCGGCGAGGCGCTGATGGGCGACTACGGCAAGTCGGGCAAGGTCGGCGGCGGGCTTGGTAGCCTCATCGGCCTGATTTCGGCCGGCGTCGGCCTCTTCACCGGCTCAGCCGCCGCGTCGACGCCGACCGGCTTCAACGCCGACGGCAGCGCCTTCAACAACATCAGCGCCTGGGTGCCGTCCGGCGGGCGCGCCTCCGGCGGCCCGGTGCTGGCGGGCGCGACCTACCTGGTCGGCGAGCGCGGGCCCGAGCTGCTGCGCATGGGCGCGATGGGCGGCAGCGTGACGCCGAATCACGCCCTCGGCGGCGACGTGAAGGTCAACATCATCAACAACGCCGGTGCCGAGGTCGGCGTGCGCCGCGGCGGCGACGGCGAGATCGAGATCATGCTCGAGCGCGCCGCCGAAACCGGCGCCCGCCGCGGTTACGCGCGCGCCGTGGCCGACGTGGCCAGCGGCACCGGGCGGCTGTCGGCGGCGCTCGCCGGGCGCGGCGTCAACCTCGGCAACGCGGCGCTGCGCAGGGCGTGACGATGATGGACGCCTCGGCCGACATCACCGCCGTCGTGCTGTCCGCGCGCGACTACTGCCCCGCGATCCCCGGCGTCACGGTGCTCGCGCACCGCAGCATCTTCAAGGACGTGGCCGGCTCGCTCGACGCCCGGCTCGCCGCGCTCGAGCGCGTGCGCACGCCGTGGTTCTTCTTTCTGGACGACGACGACGAGCTGCCGGGCGACTACCCGGCGATCCTCGCCCGCTGCATGGATACCGATGCCGCGCTGTCGTACACCCGCGAGCGGGTGATTGATTCGGTGAGCGGCCAGACCTACGAATCGTTCGGCGCGCCCTACACGCCCGAGCTGCACGTGCAGCGTCCGATGCTGCTGCATCACCTGGTGGTGTGCCGCACGCAGGCCGCGCGCGAGGCGGCGGCGCGCATCCCGCGCGGCATCTATTGCCTCGAGCACCTGCTCTTCTTCGAAGTCGCCAAGCGCGGCGCGAACTACGTCGACGCCATCGGCTACATCTGGCACCGCGGCACCGGCCTGAGCCGCCAGCCCAAGAGCGCGCTGGGGCAGATGCGCAGCATGATGCATGCGCAGCGCCAGATCGATGCCGCGCACCGCGCCCCCGATTCGCACGGGGGGGCGCAATGAGCATCGGCTGGTGCCTGCCGTCGAAGTACCCGCCGCCGAGCGGCACTGCTGCCATCGGCAACGAGGACCTGATCGAACTCTGGACTGATGCCGTAACGGGCTCTGGCGCGCGATTCGCCGCCACCATCGACGGATCGCCGGCCACCTGGCATTCGAGCTGGGAGGCACTGAGCCCGTATCCCGGGGGGGAACCCGCACTCAGCTTCCCCGACGCCGGGGTGGTCGGCGTTTCCTTCTTCTCTATCCCGGGATACGGCGGCTGGATGTGGCTCTGCAGCAGGGGGACGCTGACCCTGTGGGCCGACGGTCACCCCGAGATTCTCACTGCGTCGCTGATGTACGGCTCGGGAGCCTACGGCGACCTGGTGCTCACCAGCGAAAGCGGCGGCGGTGGCGGCGGCGGCGGGCTGCCGCCGATCATGGCGCTGGACTTCCTGACGCACATCGCCGACGGCTTCGCCGTCGACGAGGCGGGCGTCTTCGCGCGCCCGCAGATGGGCACCGGCCACAGCCGGCTGCGCCGTGCCTACACGGTGGCCGAGCGCAGCGTGCAGATCGCCTGGCTGCTGACGGATGCGCAGATGGTGCAGGTCGACGACTGGTACGAAAACGCCCTGCAGGGCGGCAACCTCGCGTTTTCGGTGCCGGTCAAGCGCCAGCAAAGCGCCGAGATCAACGCCGGCGCCGTCGCCTGGTGGGCCGCCAAGTGGGCCGAGCCGCCGCGCTGCACGCCGCGCAAGGGCGGGCTGTGGCACTACGGCGGCACGCTGCGCCTGTTCGGCGACCAGAGCGACGCCGGGCCCGCAACGCTGCCGCTGGCAGCCGAGATCGCGCTGCCGCTGTACGGCGGCGCGCAGCTTACGGTGCCGCAGGACATCGCCGCCTCGTTCACGGTGGCGCTGCTCGAACTGCGCTCGCTCGGCGCCGTCGGCTTCGGCGTCGCGCTGGTGGAGGCATGACGGCGATCGTCTACCCCGCCACGCTGCCGGCGCCGTCGGTGGCCGACGTGACGGCGCACGAGCGCCGCCTCGTCGCGCCGCTGGACGGTGTGCGCGTCACGCGCCCGGCGCAGCGCGACCGCCTGGCGCTGCAGGATCTGACGTTCGAGTTCCTCGGCTCGGCCAACGGGGCGGACTTTTACGCCTGGTGGCGCGACGATCTTGTCTTCGGCGGCGCCTGGTTCGCCGCCACCTGGCCGTTGCCTGAGGGCTGGGTGTCGGGCGTGCGCCGCTTCGCGGGCGTGCCGCAGTGGCGTTATGCGGCCGGGCAGGGATGGCGCGTCACGGCGCAATGCGAGGTGCGCGGCCGCGGCCTTGCGCCGCAATCGGCGTAACCGGAGCAGCGCAGCGATGCCCACCTACCAACCCCCCCTTCGCGGCGTCGCGCTTTCGGTCGCCTATGCCGAGGCGGCGGCGGTGGCGCCGATCGCGCGCGCCATGCTTTGGGCCTACGAGCTGTGGCACCCGTCGCTCGCCGCGCCGATCTACTTCGTCAACGACCGCGCCGACCTGACGGCCACGATCGAGGCCGGCGCGGCGCGCAATGCGGGCACCGAGCAGGTCTTCCTCGCCTGCCTGCTCGAACTCGAGCGCCCCGAGGAAAGCGACGCCCAGGCGTCGCCCAAGGTGACGCTTTCGCGCGAGGGCGTCAGCGGCATCCTGGCCGAGGCGTTCGCCGCGGCGCGCGGCTCGCTCGTGCCGTGGGAGCTGGTCGAGCGGCTGTACGCGAGCGACGACACCGCCGCGCCCGCCAAGCTGCCGGTCGCGACCTATCACCTGAGTTCGGCCACGCTGAGCGGGCGGGGGGCCTCGGTCGAGGCGGGTTACGCCGACTTCGGCAACGTCAGCGTGCCGCGCCTGAGCTTTCGGCGCGAAGAGTATTCGGGGCTCGAATGAGCGCCGGCGCGTCCATCTTCGTGCACCCGGCGGCCGGCCTGATCGGCGAGCCGTGGACGCCCGAGCGCAACTGCTGGTGGCTGGTGCGCGAGTATTTCGCGCGCTGCCGCGGCCTGGCGCTGCCCGAGCTGGCCGATCTGGGCGCCGCGCTGCGCGCCAGCCGCTGGCGCCGCGCGGACGATGCGCCGCGCGCCGACGACATCGTGCTCATGCGCGCCCCGCTGGACGCGCGCCACGTGGGCGTGATGCTGGCCGCCGACGCCCGGCTGTGGGTGCTGCACTGCGACGGCGGGCCGCTGCCCGGCGGCGCGCGCTGCTGGGGCGGCGTGGTGTGGCAGCCGCAGGAGCTGCTGATCGGCGCCGGCTATCGCGACTTCGAATTCTGGCGCCTGGGCGACGCCGCCGAGGCCGGGGCGGCGTGATGGACGCGCGCGCCGTCGCCTCGCCGCTGCAGCCGCTGTCGGTCGTCTGCCATGACCCGCTGGCCGGGCTGCGCCCGCAGGACGCGACGCCCGCGCCGGTAGGCGCGACGCTGGCCGAGCTGGCGCCGGCCACCGACAGGCCGCTCGTGTGCAGCGTGCTCGGCGTCGAGGGCTTCATCCTGCGCGAGCAATGGGGCTACCGGCTGCGGCCGGGCGATATCGTCGTCTGGCAGATCGATCCGCCGCAGGGCCGCGAGGGCGGGCGCACGCTGCTCGCGATCGCGACCGTGCTGTCGATGATCGTGCCGGGCGGCCAGGTCTTCACGCCGTGGCTGATGGCGGCGAGCATGGCCTACAACCTGCTGCTGCCGCCCACCGGGCCGAAGGCGCAGTCGGGCGCCCAGTGGGGCGCGCCGGAGGCGGTCTACGCTACCTCGCTGCAGGGCAACCAGGCGCGGCTCGACCAGCCGATCTGGAAGTGCTGCGGCCGCGTCAAGATCACGCCGCCGTTTGCCGCCGAGCCGTACTTCGAGTACCGCGACGACGACGGCAACGACCTGAACAACCAGCAGTACTACTACGCGCTGCTGGCGGTCGGCGTGGGCGCGCACACGCTCGAGGCGGCGCTGATCGGCGACACGCCGGTGGCTCACTTCGCCGACGTGCTCGTCGCCAAGTACCTGGCGCCGGGCGTCGCGCCGTCGCAGGCGCTGGCGAACGTGAACACGAGCAGCGTCGTCGCCGGCCAGGTGCTCGAGCCGGGCAAGTACGTGGGCGGCTTCACGGCGTGCCTGCCCAAGCGGCGCTGCGCGGCGGTCGGCATCGACATCATCGCCACCCGCGGCCTGGGCAAGGGCGCCGGGCCGCTCACGGTGGCGTGGCGCGTCGAGGCGCGCGAGATCAACGACTTCGGCGTCGCCACCGGCCCCTGGAAGATTCTCGGCACCGGCACCAAGACGGCGGCGACCAACACGCCGCAGCGCTGGAGCCAGAAGCTCACGATCGCGACCCCGGCGCGCGTCGAGGTGCGCGTGGTGCGCACCGACGTGAAGGATGCCGACACGACGGCGCTGCACGAACTCGCCTGGGGCGGCCTGCGCGCCTATCTGGCCGATCCGGCGCCGCTCAACGCGAGCACCGCGCACTACGAAGTGGTGCTGCGCGCGAGCGACCAGTTGAGCCAGATCAGCCAGCGCAGCATCTCGCTGATCGTGCAGGCGCACGCCCGCGCCTGGAAGGCCGATACCGGCTGGGCGAGCTACGCCTACACGCGCACGCCGGCCTGGTGGCTGCTCGACCTGGCGACGAACCCGGTGTGGGGCCTGGGGCTGCCCGACGAGCGCGTCGACCTGCCGAGCTTCGCCGCCTTCGCGGCGGCCAACGTGGCGCGCCAGGACCGCTTCGACTACGTGTTCGACAACGCGGTGGATGCGTGGAGCGCGCTGCAGCTCATCGCCCGCGCCGGGCGGGCGCGGGTATTCCGCCGCAACGGGGTGCTGACGATCGCGCGCGACGAGCTGGCGACGATCGGCGTAACCGCCTTCAGCCCGCGCAACACGGTGCCCGGCAGCATGGCCGTAACCGAAGGCCTGCCGCAGCGCGAGCAGGCCGACGCAGTTACGGTGGAGTACCTCGACAACCGCACCTGGGCCTGGACCTCGATCGAGTGCCCCTGCCCGGGTGTGGCGACGCCTGCCAACCCGGTGCGCAAGCGCCTCGAAGGCATCACCGGCGCCACCCACGCGCAGCGCGAGGGCCTGTACGAGGCGGCCAATCTGGCCTACCGGCGCCGCGTGGCGAGCTGCACGACCGAGATGCAGGGCGCGCTGCCGGCCTTCATGAGCGCGGTGCGCTGGCAGCCCGACCTGCCGCTGTACGGCCAGAGCGGCGACGTGTGCGCCTGGGACCTGCCGACGCTGACGATGGGGCTGTCCGAGCCCGCCGCGTTCGGCGAGGCCGACCTGTACCTGACGCTGATCCGCGACGACGGCTCGCTCACCGCGCCGGTGCGCGTGCAGCCCGGCCCTGAAGCCACCGACGTGGTGTTGCCGGCCGCGCCGGACTTCACGCTCGTGCTCGACTCGGGCGCGCGCGAGCGGCCGAAATACCTGCTGGGCACGCTGACCGGCGACGAGCTGGTCAAGCTCACCGCCATCCGCGACGGCGGCACCGACGACGACGGCGCGCAGCTCTACGCGCTCGAGGCCATCGTAGACGACCCGCGCGTGCACGCCGCGGACAACGCCTTCCTGCCCGGGCCGGGCGACATCCAGGACCCGGTGGACGGCGGCAGCGGCGGCGACGCCGACGACGGCGGCGGCGGCATCGACCTGCCGCTCGTCATCGCGCTGGCCGAGCACGAGGTAACGAGCTTCGAGAACGGGCGCAACGCCTACGTCACCTTCACGCTGCGCAACAACGGCTCGGCGGGCTACGAGTCGAGCTACATCGGCGCCTTCAACTGGCCGCGCGAGTGGGTGCGCGACAACCCGGTCGAGATCGTGCAGGCCGCAAAATACGAGGTGCGGCTGACCGAGACCTACAACAACGCCAAGGGCACGATGTCCGGCGCCGCCGTGGGGTCGTGGGTGTCGCTGGGCTCGACGCGCTACTGGCGCCTATTCTACGCCGTGCAGGCCTGGACGGATACGGCGCTGGTGAAATACAAGGTCGAGATCAGGGAGGCCGCCTCCGGCATCGTGCAATCGACCGCGCGGCTGTCGCTGTCGGCCGGCAGCGTCGGGCTTGGCGATGTCGGCGGCGGTGGTGGTGGCGGCGGCGGCGTGCCGCCCACCGACGACGGCGGGCCGGGCGGCACGGTAGTTCCGGGCGACGTGAAGTTCCCGGCTCACGAAGTCAACAGCTGGCAAAGCGGCTTCGCGCTCGACTCCTACTCCGAGGTCACGCTGAAGAACGACGGCAGCGCGAGCTGGACGGCTTCTGCCCTGATGCTGGAAGTCTTCGACTACCCGGGCGAGTGGCACAAGAACCGGCCGGTCGCCGGCAGCGTGGCCGACGACTACGAAGTCTGCTTCAACGAAATCTTCAACGACCTGAACGGCGAGATGTCGGGCGCGGATATCGGCGTCTGGCTCAACCTGGGAACCACGCGCACCTGGCGCCTCACGCGCACCGTCAAGGGCTACATGGGCACGGCGACGGTCAAGTTCCGCGTCGAGTTCCGCGAAGTCGCCACCGGCATCCTGCGCTCTTCGACGATTCTGACGATGGGCGCCGGCGGCATCGGCACGGGCGACGTGCCCTGAACGCAAACCCGACAAGGATTTACTTATGAGCCGCATGACCGACTACATGGAAAACAAGCTCGCGGATTTCTTTCGCGGGCAGGGCCTCACGCTGCCGGCGGCCTGGTACTGGGGGCTGCTGTCGGCGGCGAGCGATTCGAGCGTGACCGAGCTTTCCGGCACCGGCTACGCGCGGGTCCCGCTCATCCGCAACCTGGGAAACTACGCCGGCACCCAGGCGCCCGGCTCGATGCTGGCGAGCACCGGCTCGAGCCACACGACCAGCAACAACGCCGCGCTCGACTGGGGCACGAGCGGCAGCGCCTGGGGCACCGCCACGCACGTCGGCATGTTCGATGCGGCCAGCGGCGGAAACTGCTGGGCGGCGGTCCCGCGGGCAAGCCCGATCGTCATCGGCGCCGGCCAGGCCGTGAGTATCGCCGCGGGCGGCGTCGCAGTATCTCTCGGGATATCCGGCGGGCTGACGAACTGGGCCAGCAACAGCCTGATCGATCTGATCTGGCGCGCGCAGCCATATTCATGGCCCGCGACCCTCTACGCCGGCCTGTTCACCTCCGCCCCGAGCAGCGCCGGCGGCGGCACCGAGTGCGCGGGCGGCAGTTACGCGCGCGCCGCCATCGCCTCGAGCCTTGCCGCATGGAGCGGCACGCAGGCACCCGGCAGCACGGCGGCCAGCAGCGGCAACAGCGGGCGCATCAGCAACAACGCCGCGCTCGCCTATCCCGCCCCCACTGCCGACTGGGGCACCGTCACCCACGAGGGCCTGTTCAGCAGCATCGACGGCTATGGCCTTCTCTTCTGGGCCCCCCTCGCCGCCAGCCGCACCGTCACCGCCGGCTCCAGCCCCCAGACCCACCCCGCCGACACCCTCGCAATCACCCTCGCGTAGCGCCCGCCGCCGCGTCAAACCGCGTGCAAATCTGCGTCAAACCGATCGCAGCCGTACATTGCGACGACGGCGGCGGGCTGCTGCTGCGCGTCAAGCCATCCGGCGCCGCGTGGGCCTGGCGCTTCACCGCACCGGATGGCCGGCGCCGCGAAATGGGGCTCGGCACATGCCCGCGCAAAAGCCAGCGAGCGGCCGGCGAGTCCTTGGAGCGGACGCGAGCGCTGGTGATCGAGGCGCGCGGCAAGCTCGCGCGTGGCGTCGATCCGCTGGCCGAGCGGCAACAGGTGCGCGCCGACGCCCGCGCCGAGCTGGCGCGTGAGACGACCGAGGCGAAGGCAACCCGCGAGGTCGAGCATTGGACGCTTGCACGCTGCGCACGCGACTATCACGCTCGCGCCATCGAACCGAAGAAGTCGGCCAAGCACGCGGCGCAGTGGATTGCGAGCTTGGAGAATCACATCCCCGGCGCACTGTGGCATGCGCCAATCGTCGCCATCACGGCGCCGCAAGTCGTCGCCGCGCTGCTCGCGATGAAGCCTCATCCGCGCGCGCGCCAGTTCGGCAAGGCCGACCGGCTCGGCGAGACGCGAAGCCGGGTGTTGCAGCGGCTGGCCGCAGTCTGGGATGACGCCATCTTTCATGAGCGCGCGGCGAGCAACCCGGCCGGCGCTGGCACTCGGCGCAAGATCGCCGAGGCCGCCCCCAAGCGCAGACGCGGCGGGCACCGCGCGCTTGCCTACGCCGATGCGCCGGCCGCGCTGCGGCTGCTGTCCGACGCCGAAGGCAGCGCTGCTCTGGCGTTGATGTTCGCAGTTCTCACGGCTTCCCGCACTGGCGAAGTGCTCGGCGCGCGCTGGTGCGAAATCGACCTGACGGCAAAGACTTGGCGTATCCCGGCCGAGCGGATGAAGGCTCGCCGGACGCATGACGTGCCGCTCACTTCGCAGGCGCTGGCTGTGCTTGCGCGAGCGCGCGGGCTTGCTGACGATCTGGTGTTTCCGTCGCCGGCCGCAGACGGCAAGCCGCTATCGAACATGGCGATGTTGACCGCGCTTTCGCGCCTGGGCCTGCGCTCGCGAACGACGGTTCACGGGCTGGCGCGAGCCACCTTCTCGACCTGGGCGAACGAACTTGGCATTGCCCGCCCCGACGTGATCGAAGCCGCGCTCGCGCACGCCGAGAAGGACAAGACCCGAGCCGCCTACTGCCGCGCGAGCTTCGATGACGAGCGCCGGGCGCTGCTCCAAGCCTGGGGCGACTTCCTGCTGAACGAGGCGAAGGTCATCCAACTGCCGGCGAGAGCAGCATGAAAGCGCTGCGCGTGAGACTGACCAGCGCCTACGATGGCGGGCCGCTGGCCGTGATCGACGGGCTTCCCGGCGACGGCGCCGAGCTGCGCCCGCGCCAGATTCGGCAACTCGCCTACGCGCTGGCGCGTCTGGCCGATGAAGCCGAGAAGCGCAAGCTCACGCATCGCGGGCGCCCACTGCCTGACGAGCTGCGCGTCTTCGGCGTGGAGTAGAACCGCCGCCCGATTTTTCGCCGGGCGCCGACTGAACCAATCCCGCAGCGCTGACTGCGGGATTCGCCAGCGAGAACCTGAAGAATGTCGTCGTCGGCGACTCCCCCTATCGGCGCACGTTCGCTGCGCACCAATCACCTATGAGCGGCCGGCCGCGTGGAAGGCGAAATTCGTGGAACTTCGCATAACCTTTTCGGCGCACGTCCGCGAATAACGGCAAAGAGGGGGTGAAGTCGGCGCACGAAAAACGTATGCTCGATTGTCGCGACTGAATTGACGCGACAAAAAAGGTGGGACCCCGAGGCGTTGGCGCGCTTTGGGGCCCCGGGCGCCGAGGCGCCGTGTCCATTGCTTCCGGACACTGGCAGGATACATCAGCGACCGCTTTTGCGGCACTGGCGTTTCACCTTGGCGCATGTTTTGACCTGTTTTGAGGATCGAAAGCATGCAAGGTGCGAAAAACGCCACGCGCGGCAATGACCGCAACCCGCAGCCGCTGCACGTCGCGCAGCTCGCCGACGCGCTGCTGCGCATGAAGACCGCCGAGCAGATCGCGGGCCTGTCAGTGGCGACGCTCTATCGCAAGGCGGGGAGCGATCCGACTTTCCCGAAGCTCATCAAGATGGGCGCGCGCTGCACCCGCATCCGGGCCGGCGACCTGATTGCCTGGCTTGCCGCGCAGGGCGGAGCGTGAGCCATGGCGACCGCACGCAATGGCGGCGCTGCAGCGCCGGGGGCGAGTGCGCCCACAAGTGACGAAGCCCCGGCCGGTCGCACGGCGCAGGGCTTCAGGGGACAAGCTCAATCAGTAAGCCTCGATTGTCGCGCGCACCGTGCATCACGGCAAGCGCGGCGCACTGTCAAGCGGCTGATCGTGCTCGCCGCGTGCTGGGGCTTCCCGGCCGCGTGGGCGCAATGGCTGATCGAGCGTGCAGGGGTGAGCCATGAATAGCGCGATCGAGCAATTGCGCAACGCGATCCTGGCCGCGCTCGCGGACGCGACGCTTCCGGACGTGATCGAGCCGGGCAGGCTGTACCGCTTTGCGACGAACGGCAAACGCGGCGATTCGGCGGGCTGGTGCAAGCTGTTCGCCGACCTGCGCGGCGGCGTGTTCGGAGATTTCCGCACGGGTGTCGTCGAGACGTGGACCGCGATCGAGCGCAGCAAAATGACGCAGCGCGAGCGCGCGAACCTCGCGCGGCACGTCGCACAGGCCGCAGCCGAGCGGCATGCAGAGCAGCATCGAAGATGGGCGCGCAACGCCGAGCGCATCGCCGCACTGTGGGCGACGTGCTCGGCGCTGGTGCCCGGCGACCCGGCGACGCTGTACCTGAAGCGCCGTGGCTTCGCTGGCGTCTGGCCGCTGCCCGCGTGTCTGCGCTATCACCCGGCGCTGCCGTACTGGCATGACGGCGAGCGCATCGGCACCTATCCCGCGATGCTGGCGCCGCTGACCGGACGTGATCGCCGCATCGTCGCTCTGCATCGCACCTACCTGACGCGCGACGGGCGCAAGGCCGAAGTCCCGAGCGTCAAGAAGTTGACGAGCGCATCCGGGCCGCTGGCTGGCGCCTGCATCGCGATGTTCGGGCCGGAAAAGGGTTGCATCGGCATCGCCGAGGGCATCGAAACCGCGCTCGCCGCATGGTGCGCGTCATCCGTGCCGACTGTCGCCGCGTACTGCGCCGGCAACCTCGCCGCGTGGCAGTGGCCTATCGGCGTGCGCCGCATCGTCATCTTCGCCGACCATGATCCAGCCGGCGCCGACGCGGCCGACAAGCTGCGCCAGCGTGCGCGCGCTGCCGGGCTGAGCGTCAACGTGCTGGCGCCGACCGATCCGGGTTCGGACTGGTGCGACGTTTGGGCACGGCGCGATGCGGCGATGATCGAGGGGGCGCAATCATGAGCGCGGTCATCGAAGACCTGGCGCACGCGCACAGTGTCGGCAAAGTGCCAGCCGAGGCGCCGCGCGCACTGCCCGACGAACTGCCGCCCGTCGATCCGTTCCCGCTCGCGGCGCTGCCCGACGCACTGCGCCCGCAGGTGAGCGACGTTGCCGAGCGGATGCAGTGTGCCTCTGACTTCGTGGCCGTGCCGATGCTGGTTGCGGCCGCGAGTCTCGTTGCGCGGCGGGTTGCGATCCGCCCGCAACGGCGCACCGATTGGACCGAGCGCGGCAATCTGTGGGCGCTGATCGTGGGGCGCCCGGGCATCATGAAGTCGCCCGCGATGGCGCAGGCGCTCGCGCCGATGGATCGGCTAGAAGCTCGCGCGGCCGAGGCGTTCAACGCACAGATGACGCAGCATCGCGCCGATGCGCTCGCCGCAAAGCTGCGCGCCGAGGCAAACATGAAGGCGGCACGCGCGGCGCTCAAGAAAAACCCGGGCGCCGACCTGTCGGACCTGCTGCGCGACGCCGACGACGAAGATGCGGATGCACCGGTCCGCCCGCGCTACGTCGTCAACGATCTGACCTACGAAAAGCTCGGCGAAGTTCTGGCGCAAAACCCCGACGGCGTGCTGAGCGTGCGCGACGAAGTGCGCGGTCTGCTGCTGCACCTGGCGCGCGAAGAATCGGCGCCTGCGCGCGCGTTCTACCTGCAAGCATGGAGCGGCGGGCGCTACACCTTCGATCGCATCGGACGCGGCACCGTGACCGTACCGGATGCCCGGCTGTCCATGATCGGCGGCATCCAGCCCGGGCCGCTTTGCGATCTGGTGCGCCGGGCCCGTCGCGGCGCGGGCGACGACGGCATGACCGAGCGATTCCTGATCGCCTGGCCCGATGCGCCGAAGAACTGGCGCGAGGTTGACCGATGGCCCGACTCGGCGGCGCGGCGCGCGGCATGGGAAGCCTTCGCCCGACTCGACGCACTGGATGCCGATGCACTCGGCGCCGAGCGCGATCATGACCCGGATGGCAACGAGCGCGGACTGCCGTTCCTGCGCCTTGACCATGACGCGCGAGAAGTGTTCTCCAAGTGGCACGCGGACCTGCAAGGCGAGCTTCGCGCGGCCGAAGCCGAAGGGCTGGAAGCGGCGCTATCGAAGTTCCGCCACCATGTCCCAGCGCTCGCGCTGCTGCTGCATGTGATCGACGGCGGCACCGGGCCAGTCGCGCAGGGTGCGATGCTGCGCGCGCTGACGCTCGGCGAGTATTTCGCGAGCCACGCCAAACGCTTGCACGCAAGCGGCCGGCGATTGGCGGTGCGCGCCGCGAAGCTGATCGTGGACAAGGCCAATGCCGGCGATCTGCCGGAGTCGTTCACGCTGCGCGACTTGCATCAACGCGGCTGGTCCGGGCTGTCGGAGCATGCGGACGTAAGCGATGCACTCGACCTGCTGACCGTTCACGGCTGGCTTACCGAGTTCGATACCGCCACCGGCGGCCGGCCGAAGATGCTCTACAGCCTGACCGAGGGCGCGCGCCGTGGGTAAGTGGGCGGAAGCGCTGGCCGCGCATCTCGCAGGCAACGAGTCCCGCGAGGCCGAGGAAAAACCTCGGCACCCCCCTATGGGGGCACCCTCGAAACCCTCAAAAGGGGGTTTTGAACCTTTTGAGGGTGAGCGGGTGAGGGGGTACGGGAAATTTTCTCCCCCGGTTGGGGGTGCGGCGAACGATCTGCCCCGCACCTGCCGCGACTGCGCGAACCCGGCGCAGTACGGGAACTGCCGCAAGCCGATCGAGGCCGGACTGCTCCCCGCAGGATCGACGTTCGCGATTCTCTGGGCGCCCGAGGGCCACGCGGCGACGTGCTCGGCGTTCAAGCCGAAGGCATCCGCAAAGGCGCCAGATCGTCCCTACAAACTCACGCCGGCCGAAGGCGATGCCGCGTACGCCGAAGCCTGGGATGACGCTGCCATAGCGCGATTCGTGGCGCGCGTGGCGCTGCTGATGCGCCGAGGATTCAATGCGACCGACGCCGACGACTTGGCCGAGCGGCTGCACCTGCGCGACGTGCAAGGCGACGACCGCGCGCTTTGCGTCGAGTGTCGGCACCTGTGCGGCCGAGCCGGCGCATGGCACTGCGGCAACCATCACGCGGCCGACGTAGGGCGCGATCTGCCGGCCGCGCTGGTGACGACGATGCAGCGCTGCGCCGGCTTTCAATCGAAGGGGTGACGCGATGACGACGAAGAAGAAGCCCGGCACGAACGCCGAGGGAAAGAAGGCAGCGCTCCCCGCGCCCGCACCGGACCGCAAGATGGCCGACGCCTTGGCGAAGGCGACTGTGCTCCCGAGCGTCAATGCTGCCCTTGTGATGGCGGGTTACGGCGGGGAGTTTGGCTTGAAGGACGACGCGCTGCGGACGCTGCTCGATACTCTGGCCGATGACATGAAGGACATGCAGGCCGGCGACATGAAGCGCGCCGAGGCAATGCTGTTCGGGCAGGCTCACGCGCTGCAAGCGATCTTCGTGAACCTTGCGCGACGCGCGGCAAGCAACATGGGCCAGTACATGAGTGCGACGGAAACCTATTTGCGCCTGGCACTGAAAGCGCAAGGCCAGTGCCGCGCGACGCTGGAAACCCTGGCGACGATCAAGAACCCGCCCGTAGTGATCGCGCGGCAGGCGAACATCAACAACGGCGGACAGCAGCAGGTGAACAACGGCGCGGCGCCGACCGCAGGGCAGACCCCTGCGCACGCGGCGAATGCAACGCCCGCGCCGAGCGGACTATTGGAGCAGCAGCATGGGCAATGGTTGGACTCCGGAGCGCCGAGCGCGGCAGGCCGAGCTGATCCGCACTTGGCGCCCGTGGGCGAAGTCAACCGGTCCGCGAACCGCTGAAGGCAAAGCGCGCACGTCGCGCAATGGCTTCAAGGGCGGGTCTCGCGCGCAGTTGCGCGATCTGGCGCGGAAGTTGAACGCGGCGCTATGCGAGCAGCGCGAGGCGTTGCGGCGGCGCTGATCGAAGGCGCGATAGCGAGACCGAATTCATGCAACGATGCTCCTGCTGACCGCTCTTTCCACGCGCCGGAACGTTACGGCGACAGGCTAGACTGCCTGCCTATGTGGAAGCAGTTCCTTTACTGGCTCATCGCCATTGCGGTGGTGCTGCAACTCGTAGCTTTCATTTTTGGGCAAAGCTACATGCCGGAAGGGCCGCCCTTCACGCCCTAGTTTGCGGCCACTTTCCGTCGGCTAGGCCGCAGCGCAGCTCGCCCCAAGCTGTTTCGTGCGCATACGCGAGGCAAACTTGACCGACGGACCGTTGGAGGCGCGGGCTGGCATAGTCCAAGTGAGCCAAGGTGCGCAACGGTGGACTGAAGCCCCCAATGATCGATGAGGAAGACAAACGCGATCCGTGGTACGCCGAGGCGCAGGCGATGATGGAGAACATGGAATCGCGCGACTACGTGGTGGCCGATGCTGCGGAGTTGCCCGACGAACTATCGGCGCACGGCTTGGCCGCGGAGGATGACGACGATTTCTGCGACCAGTTCGAGGAATGGTGGGACTGGCTGTGTGAAGGCGAGGACTGGTGCCTTCTGCTCGCCATCGAGCAGAGTTGCGACCAAGGTGTTCTGTTGCCTTGGGACATGCGAGCCGTGCGACTCAAGACGCTGCCACGCGAGCGGCTGGCGCAATTGCATTGGTTCTTGGAGTCCTGCCCGCGGCATATCCTTGTGCATTTGGTCCTCTACACATACTGGGCCGTTCGATCTGAACGCGCCCGTCGCCGCGGGTCGCCGCTGTGGTCACCCTCGATGCCGAAGCCACCCATTCCCGAGCACGAGAAGAGACCATCATTTCGCCCGATAACGATCCGCCCGCGACATTGGCCTTGA